CGGGGGTGGTAATGGTGCGCTCTACTCAGCATCATCGTTCGGTGGTGGTGGTTTAGCCAATACAGGTGGTGGTGGCGGTGGGGGTTCAAATGGCCCTGCACCATCAGGCTCAGGAGGCTCTGGCATAGTCATCATCCGTTACCCATCATATCTAGCCTCGGCAACATCAACGACTGGAAGCCCACAAACATACATAGATGGCAGTTGGCGAGTGTATGTATGGGTAAGTAGTGGTACAATAACTTTTTAAGAATATAACAATGGCACAAGGATTATTCACTCTCAGACAGCAAGTACAGGGCATAGTTCAAAAGGCTTGGATTGCGCCCGCAGGCACTTCTGCTGGTGTGTTCAATGGTACTAGCCAGTATTTGACTGTTCCTTATAGTTCAGCGTTTAACTTTGGGACTGGTGATTTTACTATTGAGGGCTGGATTAACCTAAGTTCTTTAAGTGTAAATTACTATGTTCTTGCTGGAACTTGGACTACTGGAACTTCAGACGAGTGGCTAATACAAATTCAAAACAATAATACTATTAGATTTTTAACAACCGCTGGAACAAGTTTTTATTCGGCTACTATAACAACTGGAGTGTGGTATCATATTGCAGGTGTTAGAAGCGGGTCAACAATAACACTGTATGTGAATGGTGCAAGCGTTGGCAGTTATACTAATGCAAATAGTATAGGATCGGTTAGCAAGACTGTTTACATTGGTGCACAAGAAACAGCAATTTGGTATGTGAATGGTTACATTAGTAACTTCCGTATCGTAAAAGGTACCGCACTTTATACGTCTAATTTTGCAATTCCATCAGCCCCACTGAGAAATATAACAGGCACTTCGTTACTAACTCTACAAAACGCTACAATTGTTGATAATAGTAGTAACGCATCCACAATTACAAACGTTGGGTCTGCGACCACTTCAACTATATCGCCAACGGCAATCCCAGTTAATGGACTCTCGCCCCCAGCAGTAGACTACCTTGTAGTTGCTGGTGGTGGAGGTGCGTCACAAGGTGGCGGTGGTGCAGGAGGATTACTTCAAGGATCTATACCAGTTACGACTGGTTCTGCTCTCACAGTAACAGTTGGTGGTGGTGGCGGTGCTTATACACAAGGACAAAATTCAGTTTTTTCAAGCATCGTAGCCATTGGCGGCGGGGCAGCGGCTAGTGGTACAGGTGGCTCTGGAGGTGGCGGGAATAATTCAACAGGACAACAGGGTACGTTCGGTCAAGGCAATACTGGTGGAGCAGGTAGCGCAACAGCAAGTCCGTATGCTGGTGGGGGTGGAGGAGGTGCTGGAACAGTTGGATTAAACGCAATTTCAACAGTCGCGGGAAATGGTGGTGCAGGAATTGCGTCTGCTATTTCTGGAACTATTACAACTTATGCTGGTGGAGGTGGAGGAGGTGGGCCGACTAATGGTACAGGTGGTGTAGGTGGAGGTGGCAATGGTGATGCAGATGGTACAGTAAACAGAGGAGGAGGTGGCGGCGGCGGATACGCAGGAGGTCCAAAATCAGGTGGCTCCGGTATTGTCATCCTAAGTTACCCTGATATATACGCTGGAGCAGCCGCAACTACTGGTAGCCCAACAGTCAGCACCAGCGGGTCGGGGAGTTTATTGCCGGGAAGCACATCAAGTTGGATCTACTACGCGGCTCAATCCGGGTTTGCTTTTGGCACTGGTGATTTTACGATTGAGTTTTGGACTAATTTTTATAGTACGACCAGCGGCGCTAGTGGAACGAGTTATCTTTTAGATTTCCGTGGCGCTAGTAATCCGGCTAATTCTTCACTTGGTATTTTTCAAAACAGCGGTGGACTGCAATTATTTACGCAATCAGGACTTAATCCTAATTACGGAACGCCATCAATTAACACTTGGTTAAACATAGCGGTATCTAGGGTTAGCGGAACATTGTATTGGTTTGTAAACGGAAGTCTTGTTAGTTCCGGAGCAGACACCACTAATTACACCGTTGGCTCAACTGGCCCGTCTTTTATGGGGTCGAGTTATTATAACAACTACGGCTTGCAAGGTTACATGAGTAATATTCGTGTAATAAAAGGCACTGGATTATACACCTCTAATTATACTGCAACCACAACGCCTTATACTGCTGTTACAAATACGCAATTGCTTTTGAATACGGTTTCCGGCGGTTATTTAGCAGATGGGTCTACAAACTCTTACGCCGCATCAGTAGCAGGAACTGTGGCATGGAATCAACTCTCACCATTCGCAACTGGTTTAGGATACAAGAACCGTGTGTACACATACACGGGTAGCGGTTCAATAACCTTCTAAGGATAATATTATGAGTCAAACTTTATTAGGAGGTTTTCTAAGCGCAACATTTAATCCCATGACGGATCAAAAGACTAGCACGGTGGAATACCTTGTTGTTGCTGGTGGCGGTGGGGCACAAACTGGTGGTGGAGGTGCTGGTGGATTATTAACTGCGGCTGGTTTTGCTGTTGCGGCAGGTTCTGCGTTAACTATTACTGTTGGCAGTGGTGGACCGTCAGCGACAAATGGGAGCAATTCGGTATTTAGTTCAATTACTGCAATTGGCGGTGGTGCTGGTGGTGCTCAAGAGTCTAATGGAAGTTCTGGCGGTTCTGGAGGCGGTGGTGGGCAATGGTATAGTGTTGCCGGGCCTTATACTGGAGGTGCTGGAACATCAGGACAAGGATTTGCTGGTGGGACAGGCAATCCAGCAGCATACAATCCTAATACTCAAGCCTTTGGTGGTGGCGGGGGAGGTGGTGCTGGTTCTGTTGGGGGAAGTATTGTTGCTGGTGTTTATTGCAAAGGTAATGGCGGTGCTGGAATATGTTCATCTATAACAGGTACTTCTATATTCTACGCAGGTGGTGGCGGGGGTAGATCGTATATTGGTAATGTTGGTGATCCTTGGGGCGGTGGTAATGGTGGTGCAGGAGGCGGTGGCGGTTCTAGCACAAATGGCGCAGGACTTGGTGGTATTACAAGATCAACCAACAATGGGCAAGATAGCGTAGCTAGTGGCAGAGGTGGTAATGGAGGGGCAAACTCAGGCGGCGGAGGTGGAGGGGCAAACTCAGGAACTAACGGGTCTGGCGGTTCCGGCATAGTCATCATTCGTTATCCAAGAAATCTAGCACCACCTGTAAGCACAACAGGCAATCCACAAATTTTATACAACAATGGATATCAGATATATATTTGGACCAGTAGTGGTTCAATAACTTTCTAAAATAAGAGGAAAATAAAATGGCACATTTTGCAAAAGTAGAAAACGGCATAGTCACTCAAGTGATTGTGATTGAGCGTGATGTTCTTGAATTAGGACATTGGGGTGATCCTAGTAGTTGGGTTCAAACCAGTTATAACACACAAGGTGGAGTACATACACAAGGTGGCACACCATTGCGTAAGAATTACGCAGGCATCGGGTACACTTATGATAGTGAACGTGATGCTTTTATTCCACCTAAACCATATGCTAGTTGGGTATTAGATGAAGAAACATGTTTGTGGAATCCACCTACACCTATGCCATCAGATGGTAAGATGTATACATGGGATGAAGAAACAACAAGTTGGACTGAAGTCGTAATACCAGCATAAGGATAATAGAGATGCCAGCATACAGTGGAATGTGGACGCTGAGCCAAGTTGCTCAAGCAATTAGAAATAGTGATTGGACAGGTGTCCCTCCTACTGTAGTAGAGTATTTGATTGTTGCTGGCGGTGGTGGTGCGGGAAGTCAATTAGCTGGCGGCGGTGGCGCAGGTGGATTGCTTGCTGGCTATGCAGGCATAACTTTGGGTACTTCATACTTTGTGACCGTAGGTGCTGGTGGTACTGGTACTTCTGGGCAATCTAGTACAGGCACAAATGGAGAAAATTCTGTTTTTGACTCTACAACTTCTGGTGCTTTTACAGGGCGAATTGTTGCAACGGGTGGCGGAGTTGGTGCATCTTTAGTCGCTGTTGGCGGTATAGCACCGGGTGGAAATGGCGCATCGGGTGGTTCTGGTGGCGGTGGCGCTACGCAGTATGTTACTGGTTTGGGCGCTTCTGGCATCTCTGGACAAGGAAATGCTGGTGCAAATGGAAGTGCTTATGCTGGTGCTGGCGGTGGCGGTGGCGGTGCAGGAACCAATGGTTTAGTAGCAAATACAACTACAGGTGGCAATGGCGGTGCAGGAATAGCGTCTGCCATATCTGGAACTGTTACTACTTATGCTGGCGGTGGTGGCGGCGGCGCTAACGCTACTGGGGGAGCAGGTGGCGTAGGAGGCGGTGGTACGGGCGGCGGGTCATCTGCCGCAGTTTATGGAACTGCAAACACAGGCGGTGGTGCTGGTGGTGGTGCGGGGAGTGACGGTCGAGGCGGTAATGGCGGTTCAGGCATTGTAGTCATACGCTATTCAGGAGTTGTTCAATACTTTACTGGTGGAACGGTTACTTGCACAGGTGGCTATGTTATTCATACATTCACTTCTTCTGGTACACTAGCGCCAACAACTCCCGCATACTTAGTAAACTTACCACCTAATACAGTAATTTTCTACAGTTCTGGAATATGGGTAGCACCAGCAGGTTCAACCTCAGTTGAATACTTGGTTGTAGCTGGAGGTGGAGGTGGTGGGTCTGGTGGAACAGGATCAGGTGGTGGTGGCGCAGGTGGATATCGTACCGCAACAGGACTTTCTGTTACTGCCGGTACTTCTTATACTGTTACTGTTGGTGCTGGCGGAACAGGTGGATATGGAGCAACTACATCTCAAGCCGCAGGGGTCAGCGGAAATGATTCAATTTTTAGTTCTATAACATCAACAGGTGGAGGTGGCGGTGGATCAGAAATATCTTCCCCAAGCATAAATTACGCTGGAAAGTCTGGTGGTTCTGGTGGTGGTCCAATTACTTCTGGAGCGGCTGGAGCAGGAAATACACCGTCAACAACACCATCTCAAGGAAACAATAGCGGAACTGCTAGTTCATCTGCCCCAAATTACGGAGGTGGTGGAGGCGGCGGTGCGGGTTCTGTTGGTGGTAATGGGTCCGAAACTGTAGGTGGTGCAGGTGGATCTGGCACAGCATCATCTTTATCAGGTACTTCAGTAACATATGCTGGTGGAGGCGGCGGCGGAACATATAACGGTGGTACAGGCGGATCGGGTGGATCAGGTGGAGGTGGTGCTGGTTCTGCTAGTGGATTAACAACTGGTAGTAATGGTACTGCTAATTTAGGTGGGGGAGGAGGTGCCGGCGCTTATACACCAACCGGTACATATAGATCAAACGGTGGCAACGGTGGCAGCGGCATCGTAATCATCAAGTGGAGTTAAATATAATATGGGCATGACATTAACATCTGGACTATTAATAGGATCAGGAATAATTATTGAAGGGTTAACTGTACCTAATGCGCCCACTATTGGCACAGCAACGGCCACTGGTTCAACTACAGCAACAATATCTTTTACTGCACCTTCTTATAACGGTGGTGCATCTATCACTAGCTACACCGCAGTTAGTAGTCCAGGAAATATTACCGGTACATTAAGTCAAGCCGGTTCAGGCACTATTACTGTTACTGGACTATCCCAAAATACTAGTTATACATTTACTGTATATGCTACTAATAGAATTGGAAATAGCACAAACAGTAGCGCAAGCAATAGTATCACAACATTTACAGTACCTGGTGCACCTACTATTGGTACTGCTACAACTACCGGTCCAACAACTGCTACAGTCACATTTACTGCACCTGCTAGTAATGGAGGTAGTACAATTACTAGTTATACAGCGGTTAGCAGCCCAGGAAATATTACCGGTACATTAAATCAAGCAGGTTCAGGTACAATTACAGTAAGTGGCTTAACCGCTAGTACTTCTTATACATTTACAGTGTACGCAACAAATGCCATAGGTAATAGTGCTAATAGTAGTGCAAGTAATCAAATAACAACACAATCATCGACACCAACTTCAGTTGAATACTTGGTAGTTGCTGGTGGGGCAGGAGGTGGCGGAAATCATGGTGGTGGAGGCGGAGCCGGTGGTTATAGAACTTCAACTTTATCTGTTTCAGTATCTACCGCATATACTATAACAGTTGGCGCCGGTGGTGGGGCTAGTCAAATTGGTCAAAATTCCGTATTTTCTTCAATTACTGCTACAGGTGGGGGCTATGGAAGTACAGGTGGTGATGGATCATCTCCCCCAGCCGGAGGATCAGGTGGCGGTGGCAACGGCTACAACAATATAGTAGGTGGTGCCGGTAATACACCATCAACTTCTCCATCTCAAGGTAATAACGGCGGTACAGGAGTTTATTATTATAACACTACTGGTGCTGGTGGTGGCGGAGCAGGTGCTGTCGGTGCAAACAGTGGTGACAATGTTGCTGGTGCAGGCGGTGCCGGTAGCGCATCATCTATTACTGGATCGTCAATTACTTATGCAGGTGGAGGTGGAGGTGGAGTTAGATTCTCTGGAACTGTTGGCGCTGGTGGTAGTGGTGGTGGAGGAGCAGGTGGAATAGAGTTTAACACTGGATCTGCTGGTACACCAAACACTGGTGGAGGTGGCGGAGGTGGCGGAGGCAATAATGGGGGCGGGGGTGCAGGTGGTTCTGGTATAGTTATTATTGCTTATCCTAATACATATACAGCGCCGGTATCAATATCTGGTGGTTTAACTTATGACCAACCCACTAGATCAGGTTATAGAGTGTATCGTTTCACACAAGGTACTGGTACTATTACTTGGTAAAATAATAATCATCAGATGGAGTTAAATACAATATGCCAATAACAATTACAGGTGCAGCAGTTACAGGTGGAGCATTAATTACAGTAGCTGGCGATCCATATTTTCCATATGTTCCTTTATTATTGAACACAACAAGCACTAATACTCAAACAAATAACACTTTTTTAGATAACAGTACAAATAACTTCACGATTACTCGCAACGGAACTCCGACGCAGGGTTCTGTGACTCCGTATTGGCCTAATGGTCAGTGGAGTAATTATTTTAATGGTACCACGGATTATTTAAGCGTTCCTACTACTACTGCTTTACAGTTTGGCACAGGTGATTTTACTTTTGAATTTTGGATGTATTTAAATTCAACCGTGAGCAATCTTGCTGAAATTTATAATACAGCCGACACTAACACTACAAATTACAGTCATTCAATAATTTGTAATTCTACAAATTTAGTGTTATATTTAAGTAGTACAGGAAGTTCTTGGAATATAGCGAGCGGCACTATTATAACTAGTAATGCTTCATTACTTAATACATGGGCCCATGTTGCTCTTGTAAGAAATGGAACGACATTTACAGTATATGTTAATGGGGTATCAAAAACTACAGTAACTTCTGCTTTGGCACTATTTTCTAACACTGGTAATATTACTTTTGGGCATTTTCCAACTGGTTTTAATGATTACTTTCCGGGATATCTTTCAAATGTTCGTATTGTAAAAGGAACTGCAGTTTACACCGCCAACTTCACGCCACCGACAACCCCGCTTACCGCAATCACCAACACATCTCTTCTCACCTGCCAATCTAACCGTTTTATTGACAACAGTGCCAATGCTCTTGCAATCACACTCAGCGGCACTCCCAAAGTCCAGGCATTCCAACCGTTTTCACCCTCCGCTTCGTACACCACTGCGGCGTATGGTGGAAGTGTGTATTTTAATGGGTCAAGCGATTATCTGTCGTTGACCAATTCAACGACATTAAACCCCGGAACGGGAAATTTCACACTTGAATATTGGGTGTATTTTAACGCACTAAATCAAGGAAATATATACGACGGGTCAATCAACGGAGTTTCTACAGCATTAAACGCATCCAGTCAATTTTCAGTTGGACAATCAAATGTAGCATATCTTTTGAATGACACTGTTGCGGCAGTTACAGGGCAATGGTATCACATTGCTATAGCAAGGTCTGGAACAACACTGTCACTATTCAAAAATGGAACAAGAGTAGCAACTGCAACAAACTCTACTAATTTTGTTTCATCTACGGCAAATCGCATTGGCTGGAATGGAGTATCAATATATCTCAATGGATACGTCTCTAATTTGCGTTTTATTGTTGGTGGGACGCCTGTATATGACCCAACACAGACAACAATAACTGTTCCCACATCGCCAGTCAGTGCAAGTGCCACATTACTTGTCAATGGAACCAACGCAGGAATTTACGACGCTGCGGTACAGAACAACGTGATTACAATCGGGGATGCTCAGGCCAGCACCACACAGTCTAAGTGGTCGCCAACGAGCATGAAGTTTGACGGAACCGGCGACTGGCTGACGGCTATTGACGGGCCGCAACTTCAGCTTGGTACGGGAGATTTTACAATTGACGGTTGGGTTTATTTGTCGGCAACTGGTGTTGCTTACGGGATTATTAGTAAAGGCACGGCGTCAACTGGGTGGTCTGTCAACGTCACTTCTGGCAACAAACTTCAGTTTAGCTATACCGCGTCTAACTTGACCGGCGCTACCTCATTAGCTTCGGCTACTTGGTATTACTTTGCTGTTGTCCGGTCTGGAAGCGCAACCGAAAACTTAAAGGTCTATTTAAACGGAACGGCAGACGCTACCAGCGGCGGCGCTGTAACGGACAATTTTAATCAAACCAGCATTTTGTATGTTGGCGCAGACCGTGTTGGTGGAAGCGCACTAAACGGGTATCTCCAAGACTTACGAATTACCAAAGGCGTTGCTCGCACTATCACAACACCAACATCAGCGTTCCCAACACAATAAATAATTAGTTCTTGGTAAACTAAGTATCGTTCATAACAGGTTAAGATAAATACTTAATCTAGTACGGAATACTGTTATGAAAATTAATCAAATTATCTTAGAAACGTCTGCTGGTGCTACTGGTTCAGGATCGGTAGCCACTGTTGCTAAACCTATGGGAGAAACACAAAGTAGATACCCAGAGGTAAAAGGTCTAAAGCCAATAGATAAACTTAACGGTAAGAAAAAAGGTCCATATAGCAACTCTCTTTCAGAAAGTAAAGTAGCAGAAGCAAAACTGGAAGAAGATGATTTAATTATAGTTCCTGGACAAAGCAAAAGATTCAAGCCAGGACTAATTTCAAAAGCGGAAGATAGAACTGACCATGAAGTTGAAATGGCATTAAGTGACTTATATCAAGCATATAAGAATGCTAAAAAAACTTATATGCTTCTAAAAAATAGAACCGAAGAAGAAGGTCTTGAAGGGTGGGTACAAGAAAAGATTATCAAGGCTAATGACTATCTAACTGCTATTCGTGAATATTACGAACATCAGGCTATACAAAATGAAATGACTGGTGGAGTTATTGGTAATGGTATGGCAGGTGAAAGTGCTACTAAAAAAGTAAATCCATATGCTGTTGGTATGTCACAAGCAATGAAATCAACAGGTGACAAACCACCTTTGAAAAAGAGTACGATAGTCAAAGGTCATCATATAGCAAAAAAGATTAAACAACAAGATATTGAAGAAGGTTGGAAAAGCAAACTAGCAGGCGCCGCTCTTGCTGGTGCTGCTGCTTTTGGCGGGGGCGGTGCTCATGCAGGTGGAATGTCATTGCCTCCCGCAGGATTGACACCAGCCCAAGCTCAAGAATTTACAAACGCCCAATTTGCAGGACAACAAGCAATAAATCAACATGCTGCTCAACAAGCAGGAAAAATTGACTATCGCAAAGATGGTCCAATTACAAAAAGTTCATTAGGACATAAACTAGAATATGGTATTCCTGTAAATGCCAAAGGTGATTTTATCAATCCTAATAGATTACCAAACATTCATGAATTGCCTAGGGACGAAATAGAAGCTATGGCTGAAGCATATCAAGCTTGGCTTAAAGACTATTTGAGTCGTTGGCCCAATGCTAAACAACAGGCAGATGGATCAATGCAAGGTCTCAAACCAGGTCTTGCTCCGATGTACCCTAAATAATTTGATACTATGGCCAATACTTTAAGAAAATTTCAATACATATTAGAAGGTATTGATCAAGAACATTTAACTGATATTTTAGTTAAACGGTTAAAATCACGCTATCCTGATATCAGTACAAAATACGAAGAAGATGTATTACATGATGCGGCTATGGATGTTGCATCTTTTCACGCTGGTGCAGAAGAATTAGGCACTAGTGATATTGGGGCAATGATTAGAGAAGTCATTAAAAATTTAGAAAGATTTAATGAGCGTGGTCAGGGTGAAAAAATGATTCCAAACTCAGTTAGAGGTTGGAGAATGAATGAAGAAACAGAACCTGAGCGTGTAGTTAGACAATTAAAAGCAGCAAAAAAGTATTTAGGTCAAGATCCTGAACCAAAAAAAGAACCTGAAGAGAAAGAAACAAACGAATCATACTGGGGCGGACCTAGTCCAGCACAATTGCGTTTTAATCGTGCTTTAAAAAAACAACAAAATAGTCCTGAAAATAAAGCAGATAGAGAAAAGTTTCAAAAAGAACTAGACCGTATTATGCCTCCGCCGAAAAAAGAGCCTGAAGACAAAGAGGTGACTGAAGGTGCTGCGATATCAACTAGTGGAAAAACTGACTCAGGTTACACTTGGAAGTTTGAAGCAGGGCGTGAAGTGCCTTTTAAAACAGATATAGATGTAAACACATTTATTAGAGTAACTGATCCTGCTGGTAAGACTGTTGCTGGTGTTTGGGCAGATGTAGCGGGTGATTCACTAGTAGTTGAATATTCTCAAGTGTTTGATGAAGAGTTAAGAGGCAAAGGTCTTTATACAGATTTGTTAAAAAGTTTAAGTAAACAGTATGATGTAACATCAGATACAGATACGAATAATGCCGCTGTTAGCATTTATAAACGGTTAGGTGCAGATTATGATGCTCGCCAAGAAAAGCATACATTGCGTAAACAAGGTGTAGCGGAAGGCTCAGACCAAAATTATTTGTCTCAGATACCCAACTTGACTTGGAAACCAGTAAGCCGTAGTGTATGGAATACTATACAAGACGAAGGACTCGATGAAGAACAAGATGCACCTAACCATACTGATTGGGTGATGGCCAATTTGACGATTAGTCCAAAAGATTCACAGGCACTGCAAGCATTTGACAATGACGCTATTGAAGATTTCAACAGATTTGACATACATCTAAAATCCCGTTACCCTGGACTCACTGACTTAATTGATTATGATAGAGGAACTGTAACTATTGTAAAGACAGTAACAGAGCAAGGTGTGGCGGAAGGCCGAAAAAAGAAAAACAAAAAAACTTCAAGATCCTTAGGCAGATATTTCTTCCCGGGCTATGGCTATTATGGTAGTGGAGAATCTGGTGAAGGCGGTGGTGATGGCGGCGGAGGAGAAAGTATGGCGGAAGGCACTAATGTTGACATTGGTGGTATACAATTAAATGTTGTGGCTGATGGAGCTGAGGTAATCATTCGTCCATCTGTAGATGGATATCAAGCTGGTTATGCAGTATTTGACCGTGATGGTAGTACTCTAGTACCTGCTGATCTTGCTATAGATGAAGAGTTTCGTGGTCAAGGCATCGCTAAAACCATTTACGATTATGTAAAGAGTCTTGGATTTACTATTCGTCGCAGTAGTGATCAAACCAAAGCTGGTAAACACTTTTGGGATAAAAATCGCGGAGAAGATAGTCAAGTATGGGAGCAAACAATGACACTAGAAGAACTTGATGAGGCATGTTGGAAAGGTTATCATAAAGAAGGCATGAAGACCATGTTTGGCAAACGCTATCCTAACTGTGTGAAGAACACTAATGAAGACCACCAACAATGTCCTGAATGCGGTGGTCCAATGTTTAGTGAAGAAATGATTAACGAAAAGAAAGATGCTTGCTACTATAAAGTTAAGAGCCGTTATAAAGTATGGCCCAGTGCGTATGCCAGTGGTGCATTAGTAAAGTGTCGCAAAAAAGGTGCTAGCAACTGGGGCAATAGCACAAAAAATGAAAGTTCTATATTAGAAGGTCTAGAACAAACTGATGAAAACTTACATAAATGGTTCAAAGAGAAGTGGGTAAGATTTGGTCCTGATGGCAAGATACGCGGTGATTGTGCTAGAGGAGATGATAGTGAGGGTAAACCAAAATGTTTACCACAAAGTAAAGCACAGAATTTAGGTAAGAAGGGTCGTGCTAGTGCGGCTGCTAGAAAGCGTAGAGAAGATCCAAACCCCGAGCGTAGTGGTAAAGCAATCAATGTTGCTACTAAAAAGAAAACTTCCGAGAGTTCAATTCTTCAAGGAATAAGTGAAACAAAAGGCTTACCAATGCCAGGTTCGTATGAACAAGAAAATAAACCTTTTCTTAGAAAAGGTGAACAGAAACTTATGGCTCTTACTACTGAACAAGAAGAATTAGATGAGAAGTGGAGTAATAAGTATAAGAGAAGTATTAATTGTAACAATCCAAAAGGATTTTCACAAAAGGCTCATTGCCAAGGAAAAAAGAAATGAAAGATTATGATTTTTATTGGAACAGAAAAGGATACCCAAAGATATGTTAGTAGATAATTTAAAAGTACTGTTAGCTAGTACACAAGCGTTTGCTATCAAGTCACAAAACTTTCATTGGAATGTTGAAGGCAGTAATTTCCCACAATATCACGAATTCTTTAATACATTATATGAAGATGTAAATGCTACCATAGATCCAATTGCCGAGTATATTAGAATCCTAGGTCATTACACACCAGGCAGTTTATCTAGATATGCTGAATTAAGTATTATTCAAGACCAAACAAAGATTCCTCGTGCTCAATTAATGTTTGCTGAATTATTACAAGATTGTCACACATTAAGCCAATTAGTTGTTAATATGTTTGATGAAGCAACAAATGAGCGTCAACAAGGCATTGCTAATTACATGGCTGAACTACAAGACTTGTATGGTAAAAAAGCTTGGTTTATTAATTCCACACTTAAAACTGAGCGTGAGTAATGAGACTTAATGAATTTGTGGTTGACGAAGAAATAGTACAAGATGCTATTGTTAGAATACCACAGACTGAAATATTCAGTCAAGGTGATGATTATATCGGTCAATTAGAACGAGCGGCTAGCACACAAATAAGTGCGATGTTTAAAAAGTTAAAGCCTGTACCTGATGATCAGGATTTAAGATATGGTATTATTCCAAAAGATGACGTTGGTCAATATCATGTTATTATAGTTAATAACACTGATAGAATAATTGGTGACTTAGTATTATCTCCAGTAAAAGATTTTCCATTACAACCTGCATATACTGTAGAGTTCGTTACTGTCGCAGAAGAATATCGTGGCATGGGTGTCGGTAATCTATTATATAAGATAGCACTTAGAGATCAGGGAATACAATTAATAGCAGGCGAAAGCCAAACAGTAGGTGGTCGTAGAAATTGGATCAGTTTAAGTAAAACACCCGGTGTTATGATATCAGGGTGGGGTTGGGTCAATGTAAGTGAACAGGCTAATAGTAATCCTGAACTAGTTAAAATTCAAAAGAAATTTGAAAAGTCAATGACAAAAGCAGGAGCAAAAAGTTTAGGTGTAAATAAAGGCCCTTCGAATACACTGTCTCGTGCGATTAATAAACATTGGTATTTGTTCCCAGTACATGCTGGTGAAAAAGAATTTAAAGCAATCAATAACTCAATAAAGATTTATTATAATGATGTGTACAATCTTCCATTTTTATACAAGGTTGGATTGTTAGCAAATTGGGGTAATTAACTAAATAATAATATGAGAGCATTAGAATTTTTAAACGAAACCCAAGTCTTGGACGAAATAGATATGAGTCCAAGCTCATTAAAGCAGTTAGCAGCAGGCACCGGTGCCATGGCAGGTATGGAATTTGAAATGTATGTGCCTGATGTTGCAGGAGGTGAAGATGAAGATTCAAGCCCAGAACCTGATTATGATGAAGATCAACCTGCAAGAAGTCTTGACCAAATATATGAATTTTTTGAAGCCGATGGTGAGTGGAATAGCCCATTTGAAGTTGGTAGATTACATAGCAAATTACAAGAAGAATATACAGAATGGGTAAGTGAAAAAATAAGTGAAGATTGGGATCATTCTCCAACCGAACATGTATATCAATGGGCAAAAGAAAATATTGAATATGAAGATAGAGATGAACTTGAAAAAATAGTTGAAAAGGCTGTAGAAGAAGGTCATGGTAATGAAATATATGATCAAGCGGATGAGGCTTTTAGAGAATCTATGCTTGAAGAATATATGAATGATGACTCAAATGAAAGAGAGTTTTTAAGAGATTCAGGCATTAGATTCATGAGTGATATTGAATCAGGCTATGACATTACTTGGCCATATTGGACATATCCAGAGGTTGGAGGTGAAAGAACTATAAAACAAGTTGCTTTACAGTTTATGACAGACTTAGGTCTTAACAACATAGCGGTAAGTGATAGTTACCACGGTTCTTATTATATGTCAAGCGGAGGCAACGATTGGACACCTATTGGCCGTAGTAAACCAAATGATACTTACACTATAGAGCCAGATGGTAGTCTTACATCAAAGAAAGAACCCAGTGATTCAGGTTTAGAATTTGTAAGTAATCCATTGCCCTTAGATGAAATGATCAATAGTTTAAATGAAGTAGTTCAATGGGCTAGAACAAATATTTGTTATACTAATAGAAGTACAGGTTTACACATGAATGTAAGTGTACCTGGGTGCAGCCGTGAAAAATTAGACTATGTAAAACTTGCGCTATTATTAGGTGATGAATATGTATTAGACCAATTTGGTCGTTCAGCAAATAGTTTCGCAAAAAGTGCAATGAGTAGTTTACAGTCTAGAGCCACTTATATGCAAAGTGAACCGGAGTTACTTACCTTTTTTGATGAAATGAGAAAGGGTTTAAGTGTAGAGGCAGCAAAACTTATTCATAGTGGAAATACTAGCAAATATGTTAGTATTAATACTAAAGAGGGTTATATTGAATTTCGCAGCCCAGGTGGCGATTGGTTAAATGAAGATATACCTAAATTAGAAAATACACTATTAAGATTTGTAGTAGCATTAGATGCCGCTTGTGACCCACAAAAATATCGTACAGAATATCTTAAAAAATTATATAAATTATTAAAACCTACAACTAAAGGCGATGCACTTGATGTTTTTGCCAAGTATTCATCTGGACAATTACAGAAACAAGACTTAATAACTTTACTTAAAAGAGCAAGAGGTATACAAAAACCTATTCAGCCTATTCAAGCAAAAGTAAGTGCTGGCCCTGCTGAACCTGCATTTGGTCAACCACCAAGTAGGATGCCTGAATATCAAATTTATGACAGTAGAACTGGTGAAGAATATGAACTTTTTCAGGCATACGATGATGAAGCCGCGTTGAGTCGTTTAGATGATTATCGCCGCATGGCTAGAAATAGTGCTAGTTCGCTAGATCCTAATAGGTTTGTTCTCCGTCATGTGGTAAATGGATAACAAAAGGAGTATATTATGAAAAAAATTATAGCAATCGCATTATTGGTAATATCAACTACGGTTGACGCACAAAAAACACCACAAGGTGTTATATACGATTTCCCTATTACTAGAGTATTAGATGGTGATACAGTAGCATTTCAGGCTACATTTTTACCACCTCCACTTAAACAAGAACTTAGTATAAGAGTATTTGGTGTAGATACTCCTGAAAAAGGATTTAGAGCCAAATGTCCACAAGAAGATCAAAGAGGACAGGCTGCTTCCGCATTTACAAAAGATTTAGTATCTCATGCACAAAAACGCCAAGTTGTTATCATGGACTGGGATAAATTTGGTGGGCGTGTATTAGGCGATGTAATCCTTGATGGTAAGAGTTTACGTGAACAACTTATTACAAATAATTATGCTAGAGCATACTTTGGCGAAGCAAAACAATCTTGGTGTAATTAATATAAATGATAACTGAATCATTCGTTGGTGAAACTGCGGTTATGGAGTTATATAAAAAACTCCCTGGCCTATCCAAACACAACTATAATACCATTGATAAATTAATGCGGATAATTGCACAAAAGCATGAACTTAGTAGTGATGCATTGAATGATTTATTTGTGAAAAAATTTAATCGTAGTCCTGATAGTTGGGTTAAAGGAAAATTAGACGAATCTGATGTTGAATGTGATTTAGAACAAGAAGTAGAAAAGTTTGTAGATTGGGCTGCTAAAAAGTTGAATTTACAAACCACTCCCAAAATTGAACTAAGCATGGATACTGAAGAAGCACAAACTAATCATCATACTGGTAGCCATACTGATGGTGATAACAGTGTTTGGGTATATGCTAAAAACCGTAATTTGGTTGACATACTAAGAACGGTATTTCACGAATTGGTTCATGTCAGACAAGGTGAATTGAATATGATTAAACCGGGATCTAGTTACCCTGGCAGCCCAATAGAAGTCATGGCAGATTGTTTAGCTGGCAAGTATATTAAGATATACGGTGAAAAGAATCACCATATTTTCCAATGAGACATTTTGAATTTATTACCGAACAGAAATCAATCACACAACATACCGAAGGTGGTTCGTTAGAAGGGTATGTTATGTCTACAGATAAACCCAATATTAATAACTACTTACAAAGTCAAGGTGCAACACCTGAGTTAATAGACAATATCGCAAAACGGTATAAAACTTTGGGGTTAATAAGAAACATGTATGTAGATGATGATTATCGTGGTCAAGGCATTGGTAATGATTTAGTAAGCAACGCAATTGATGATGCTGCTAATAACGGCGCAGAAGCCATTATATTAATCTCAGATACCGACGAAGATAACCCATTTGATTTAACAAAATGGTATGAGGGTTTTGGGTTTGAAGTAGTGGGTACGGCGGGTAATAACCCTGTAATGATACTTGATCTTTAAGTCATCTTGTGTTATCATACACAGATGCTTAAATTACTTTTTCCATTACCCAAAAAATTGACCGTTGCTTGTAGCGGCGGTGTAGATAGTATGGCTGTATTAGATTTCTTGCGTAGAAATCATGAGGTTACTGTGGCCTTTTATCATCATAGTACACCTAACAGCGATGCTGCATATCAATTTGTAGCCAATTATTGTAGTGAACATGATTTACCACTATTCTTTGGAAAACTAAACGAATCCAAACCCAAAGAATTAAGTCAAGAAGAGTTTTGGAGAAATAAGCGTTACGATTTTCTTCGTGGATTTGACACGGTAATTACAGCACATCATTTAGATGATTGTGTAGAAACATATATTTGGTCATCATTACACGGAAAAGCAAAACTCCCACATAGATATGTCCGTGGAAATGTTATGCGACCATTTTTAACTACTCCAAAAACAGAATTCATTTCATGGTGTGAACGACACCATGTTAAATGGAGTGAGGATATCAGCAATAAAGACACTAATTATACTAGAAATTATATCAGACACGAACTAATGCCACATGCATTAAAGGTTAATCCTGGATTAAGAACTACTGTTAAAAAAATTGTTGAGCGAGGTGGTTAAATTAAACCTAGTATTGCATTATTCATGAATCATCCAGAATGCAGTGTATTATGTTGCTCTGGAATGTACGAAGCATTATCATGTGACTTTAATATAGAAATATTGCCGTTTAAAGATGTTAAATTAAAAAAACTTAAGAAGTATCACATTGTAGCCTTTCCTGGTGGTATTGGCGATAGCGATTCGTTTGAACATCTACTTAAAAACCGTGCTGATGATGTAACCGAATATATTCATAACGGTGGTAGGTACTTGGGCATTTGCATGGGAGCATACTGGGCAGGCAAATACTATTTTAAGTTGCTTGATGATGTAGAACCAGTACAATATATCAAACGCCGTAAAAGCGATATTAAACGAAGTTATGCAACCATAGCAGATGTATTATGGAATGATGAACCACAATCAATGTACTTTTATGATGGGTGTGCATTGATAGGTGACCAAAATAAAATGAGTATTGTGTCAACCTATGCCAATGGTGATCCAATGGCTATCTACCAAAAACGAATTGGTTTGATTGGGTGCCACCCTGAAAGTATGCCAAGTTGGTACGACAGACCCTATCTACAATCATATTGGCATGAATTTGCCCATCATAAACTACTATTATCATTTGTCAACAACTTAATGAAAGCGTAATTGACCCGTAATTACGCAAAAAGTTTGACTTTGTTACGCACATACTGTATACTAAATTACTTCACAAGGAGAATCTATGACTGCACGAACTTTTAGCGCAGAAGCAAAAATTAAGCTTACCCAAATGATCAACGAAGGCATGGCTACCATGCATGAAATTGATACACTAAACGGTGGCTTGAATGATACCATTAAAGCAGTAGCCGAAGAACTAGAGATTAAGGCTAGCACATTGAAGAAAGCAGTAAAAATTGCTCATAAGGCTAGTTTGGGTCAGACTAACAAAGACCATGACGAACTCAATACGATTTTGGAGACGGTTGGCAAAACCCTATGAGTTATGTAGACGCTATACATGACCGCAATGGCGACAAGATATTTGTCGTAGAACGGACTACCCAAGGTACAAGGACTTTTAAAGAGTACCCTGCTAACTATACATTTTATTACAGCGATCCTAAGGGCAAATATCGTAGTCTTTATGGCGATCCTGTAAACAAATTCAGTACAAGAAAACGTGCTGAGTTTGAAAAGGAGCGTAGGATTCATTCAGGTAAGAAATTATTTGAAAGTGATATCAATGTAGTCTTTCGCTGCCTTTCAGAGAATTATCTGAAAATTGATCCTCCTAAGTTGCATACATGCTTCTTTGACATTGAGGTTGATTTTGATCCTGAAAAGGGCTTTAGTCCCACTAGTGATCCATTCAACCCTGTAACAGCAATTAGTATGTATTTGGATTGGCTAGACCAATTGTTTACTCTATGTATTGCTCCTAAACATATGTCCGAAGAAACGGCACAAGAAATTGTAGGAGAATTTGATAACACTATCCTTTTTAAAAGTGAAAAGGAAATGTTTGATATGTTCTTTCAGTTGATTGACAATGCCGATGTTCTAACTGGTTGGAACTCAGAAGGATACGACATACCCTACATGATCAATCGTGTTACTAGGGTAATGAGTAAAGATGATACCCGTAAGTTTTGTTTGATGGGTCAGATGCCTAAGCCAAGAACTTATGAAAGGTTTGGAAAAGAAGAGCAAACATATGACTTAGTTGGTCGTATTCACATGGACTATCTACAGTTGTACAAAAAATACAATTATGAAAGTCGCCATAGCTATAAACTAGACTCTATCGGTGAGATGGAAGTTGGTGAAAATAAAACACAATATGAAGGTACTCTTGACCAATTGTATAACAAGGACTTTAAAAAGTTCCTTGAGTATAACAGGCAGGATACTATGTTGTTGGTTAAGATTCACAACAAGTTGAAATTTCTAGATTTAGCAAATGCTCTAGCACATGAGAACACAGTGCTATTGCCAACAGTGATGGGTTCAGTTGCAATGATTGAAATGGCAATCATGAACGAAGCCCATGAGCGTGGTTTAGTAGTCCCTGATAAAAAACGAAAGGAAGGAAGTAATGATGAACAACAAGCGGCAGGTGCCTATGTTGCTACGCCCAAAAGGGGCATTCACGAATGGGTCGGAGCAGTTGACATTAACAGTCTTTACCCGTCAGCAATCCGCGCTCTTAACATGGCCCCTGAGACCATTGTCGGTCAGGTCAGGCAATCACTCACTAACCAATACATGCAAGACAAAGGCAAAAGGTTAGCCAACGAAAAGAAACGTGCTAAAGAAGATGACGATGCCGTAACTGGTAGTATTCTATGGGAAGGCTTGTTTGGCTCACTAGAATATACTGCTATTATGAACCAAGAACGCGGCACAATGCTTACACTAGACTATGAAGATGGTCGTAGTGAAGAAATGAGTGCGGCAGAGATTTGGAAATTAATCTTTGATAGTCACAAGCCTTGGATACTTAGTGCTAATGGTACTATATTTAAGTATGACCAAGAAGGTGTGATTCCTGGTCTACTATCACGTTGGTATAGTGATCGTAAGGTCATGCAAAAGAAACTTAGAGAATCTACTACTGACGAAGATAAAGAGTATTGGGATAAGCGTCAATTAGTGCGTAAGATTTTGCTTAACTCAGCATACGGCGCACTATTAAACGAGCATTGTCGTTTCTATGACAAGCGTATCGGTCAAAGTGTTACTCTAAGCGGTAGACAGATTGTTAAGCATATGATGAGTACCATCAATGAAACAATCACTGGTGAATATAACCACGATGGTTCTGCGATTGTCTATGGAGATACTGACAGTTGCTACTTTAGTGCTTATGCTAGTTTGCAACCACAAATAAAAGGTGGTGAATTAGAGTGGAATAAAGAAACTTGTATTGGCTTGTATGATGGTATTGCCGATCAGGCTAACGATTCATTTCCTGCTTTCATGGAACGAGCATTTCATGCTCCAAGAAAGAATGGAGAAATCATCAAGGCTGGCCGTGAATTGATTGGTGATCGTACACTGTTTATCACAAAGAAACGTTATGCTATCAATATCTTTGACAAAGAAGGTAAGCGCAAAGATAAAGACGGTAAAATGGGTGACGTTAAGGCTATGGGCCTTGATTTGAAACGAGCGGATACTCCTAAATACATTCAAGACTTTTTGATGGACGTCTTGTGTATGGTATTGCAAGAGGGTAAAAGCCGCGAAGAAGTCATTGAAAAAATCAAAGAGTTTAAGAAAACACTAAGTGAACAGGACAGTTGGACTAAAGGATCTCCTAAAGGTGTAAACAAACTTACAACGTATGGAGACTTGGAAGCTAACAGTAAAACTGGTCGTGCTAATATGCCAGGACATGTTAGAGCGGCATTGAACTATAACTACTTACGCAGAGTTAATGGTGACAATTATTCTATGAAAATCGTTGATGGAATGAAGGTTATCGTTTGTAAACTAAAACAAAATGCGTTAGGGTTCACTAGTATTGCATATCCAACTGATGAATTAAGGTTACCTGCTTGGTTCTGTGAACTTCCATTTGATGATAACGAAATGGAACGTACATTAGTAGATGAAAAAATAGAAAATTTGCTAGGTGTATTAGGTTGGGATTTGCGTAGTAATACTAATACTAATTCAACATTTGACCAATTGTTTACATTTGGGTAAACTAGTATTGACATTCGCAATAAATTCCACTATTATACGACGTATAAATGCCTAAATATTTTAAACATAAAGGAAAAACATGAAAGATAATTTACAAGATTTAGTTGAACATACATATGGATTAGGTAAGCTAGACCTAATTAAAATCGTGGGTACTAAAACATCAACACAGATGTTTGCATTGTCTGAGGACAAAAGCGTTATATTTTCAGGTAATTTTAAAACTCCAATTATTGAGTTTGATGGCACATTTGGTATGCCAAACTTAAGCAAACTCAAAACAATTTTGGGATTTGAAGATTATGATGAAAATGCTATCATTACAGTTTCTACACAAAAAACTGATGAAGGTGTACAGCCTAGTGCTATTTTGTTTGAAACAAAAACTAGTGATTTCGTAAATAATTATAGGTTTATGAAGAAATCAGTAGTAGAAGATAAAATTAAAAGTGTTTCTTTTAAAGGTGCTACTTGGAACATAGAATTTGAGCCCACAGTAGCAGGTATTTTACGTTTGAAAAAACAGCATCAAGCCAATAGTGAAGAAGAAACTTTTACGGTTAAGGTTGAAAATGGTGATCTTAAAATTTACTTTGGAGATCCAACTACTCACTCAGGCAATTTTATATTTTATCCACAAGTAACAGGAACGTTGGCTAGATCAATGATGTGGCCTATTAAAACTTTCTTGGCAATTATGGACTTGCCAGGTGACAAAACCGTAAGAATTTCTGATCAAGGTGTAGCTGAAATTGTCATTGACAGTGGACTTGCTATATACTACTATCGTTTACCGGCTCAAATTAAATGATTAGAATTAACCACTCAGGTGGTGTGCCGTTTTTTCAAAATGATACGTCATACAATTTACCATCTTCAACTGGTGCTGTTCAATGGAACGGTAATAGTAAAAAATTTCAAGTAAGCAGCGGTGGTAGTTGGATAGATATTGAAAATTCAATAAATTTAAATGCTGACCATGACTACCTGATGGTTATGCGGTGGGCTAGAGAAAAAATGCATGAAGAACACGAACTAGAAAGGCTGGCAAAAGAAAATACTACTCTTAAAGATTTAGTTGACCAACTCAACTACACTAAAGAGCAGATTAAAGTAGTTACAACGCTCTTGAAAGCATAATGGAACAAGTAAATCTATCAACATCACACAATCCCGATTGGGCACTATTCTTACCAGCAGTTAGTAGTTTTTATATTGCTGGCTTAGGTAAGCAACGCAATGGCGAACAGTATTTTGACTCAGCAAGAATTCCTAAAGGTTTTGGTGGTGATGTAGAAAAACTTAATTTTCTTAATAGCAAAGAAGGATTGTACTATTACAAGTGGGGCCTGTATAGTGCAGGTCATGCTAACTTAGATACTACTAAAGTTGACTTCAACGAAAGTATTATCCGTGATCGTGAAGCAGGTACTTTCATGCTAGGTGACAGTGGGGGCTTTCAAATTCTAAAAGGTCAATGGCCTGCTGATTGGAAAGATCCTAACTGTCCCAAAGCAATGATTAAGCGTAAGGCAGTCCTTAATTGGATGGACACATACATGGACTATGGTATGTGTCTTGATATTCCTTCGCAATCTCTACGCACATTTCACTTAAAAGATCCAAAGACAGGTAAGTCATTGCATGGCATCAGTACTATTCAAGAGGCTATTGATGCTACACATATCAATAACAAATATTTTATTGAGAACCGTAATGGTAACTGTAAGTTCTTAAATGTTCTACAGGGTCTTACTCATACTCAAAGTGATCAGTGGTATGAAGAGATGAAAAAATATTGTGATCCAAATATCTATCCCGAGAATCATTTCAATGGTTGGGCATTTGGGGGACAAAATAAAATTGATATTCATCTTACTCTCAAACGTATCGTAGGCATTATTCATGACGGTCTTCTCCAAGAAGGTAAACATGATTTGATTCACTGTTTGGGTACAAGTATCTTGGAATATGCTGTATTGTTTACAGATATTCAACGAGCGGTTCGCAAATATCATAATCCAAAACTACAGATTACTTTTGACTGTGCCAGCCCATTCTTCAGTGCGGCTAAAGGACTAGCATATTTCAATACCAGTATTGAGCATAATAAAAAATGGTCCTATAGCATGGAAAAAACCGCAGAGAAAAAATCCTATGCTAATGATACTCGCAAATTCCGTGATGCGGTATTACAAGATGGTATCCATAAAGTGTTTACAGATAGTCCTGTAACTGATAGAATGCTGTTAAAGGATCTGTGCTATAGGGGTCAAGGATTCATTGGTCAACATGGTAAAGAAACAAAAACTAGTTGGGATACTCTAAGTTATACTCTACTTCAATCTCATAATGTATACCAGCATATCTATGCTGTACAAGAGGCTAATCGCAGATATGAACAGGGTGTGATTCCAAAGATGATTATGAATGAAACTTTTGAGCGTATTCGTTTTAGTGAAATTGTAGATGAAATTTTCTCTCTCAACGACCGCCAAAAGAGTTTGGACTTAATTGATTATCATAGTAGATTTTGGATGCAGATGCAAAGTGGTAGTCAAGGGTTTAGTGGTAAGAAAACTGTAAACGCTAGAACTATGTTTGATCAATTGTTTACTACTGAAGAACCCAAAGAAGAAGTAATTGAAGATAGTGATGACTTAATGCTTGAGGTACTAGGAGATTAATATGCCTTATAAAAATCGTATAGAAACTATTAAACAAAGTATCAAACTATTAGAATCTAGAATTTATTCATACAATGAATATGATGCGGAAACTGTATTTGATATGCGGCGTCAAGTACTTATTTTGAGTACTGAATTGAACAAACTTACTAAATTGCAATGGGAAGAAGAACACGACCGAGTTAACTTTGAGGATGACCATTAAATGGAACAAGTATTGCTAGCAAAACAAGAAAAGCGTAATCGTATTAAAGATCAGGCTAAACGCATGATTTGGGTTACTTTTCAAAAAGAAGGTATTCACTGTTACCCTTCTGCATCTATTGATGCTAATTTGGCAACAGGTGATGAATATGATGTAAGTTTTTTAGGAACTCCGCATCGTCACATTTTTCATTTCAATGTGGCGATTCAAGTATTTCACAACGACAGGGATATTGAATTTATTCAGTTTAAGCGATGGTTAGAGAACCTTTATCGTGGCACACTTGAACTAAATTACAAAAGTTGTGAAATGATTAGTGATGACCTTTATCAGTCTATTGCTAATCGCTATCCCGACCGTGACATTCATATCACTATTTCAGAAGATGGTGAGAACGGTGCCACAATTTACTATAATACAACTAAACCTTATCAACAACTTGCTATTTAAAGGAAATAAAATGGCTAAAATTAAATTTCAACCTAATCCCCGTGTTCATGCAATTTTCGATGACCTTGACAAGTACCGCGAATTTTGTGTAGATTATGGATTTAAATTTGATGAAGCAGACCTCTACAGCACTAAAAGCTACGTCTATAGGCAATTCACTAAACATCTTTCAGGTAAAACTGTAAAGAGTATATGGGATATTGATACTAAGGCTAATTAATGCGTAAACTATTTTACATGGGTCTTGAGCCGTATAAGGCCCGATACACTCTACAACTACAAGAATGGAATGAACGTGTATTTAAGCGGCGTAAGATTAACTATGTAATCGTACCCGGCGAAACACTAACTACTGACCAATCTATTGTTACTGGTCAGGTCCTAGATGCACATGGTCGCACATACTTTGGTATGAGCCAATTAATGAATCTAGTTAAGTTGATGAAGGCAGGTGAATGCAGTAATGAAGATGTTATATACTTTGAGGACATGTTTCAACCAGGAATCGAGAGTCTACCCTATATCCTCAATCAAATCAGTCCTGAGCATTGCCCTCGCATTTTTGTTCGCTGTCTTGCTCAGTCTATTGATCCAGATGATTTTGTTCATGTCTGGGGTATGTCAGAGTGGATGGGCCATTATGAAAAAATGGTTGACTCGTTCGTAGATGGTGTACTTGCTACTAACGAAGAAATGGTAATGCATATGAAGGTAGCAGGTTGGAGGGCTCCAATCTATAATATTTCAGGGCTTGCATTTGGTCGTGATGAAGTACAAAGCCGTGTTGAGCAAATTAAAAACTTCAATGATCGGCGTATGCGTGTAGTGTTCAGTTCACGTTGGGATCAGGAAAAACAACCTGATTTTTATATGGATCTGATTGAAGCATATCATGCCTCACATCCAAATCATAATACCGAATTTGTTATCTGTAGCGGTGGTAGTCTTAAGTCAAATAACCAATCTTACATGAGTAGGACTCGCAAATTTCAAGAAAAAGGTTTGCTAACGGTTTATGAAAACTTAGAAAAAAATGCTTATTATAATATCCTTAATGATAGTAGGGTTGTCTTTAATTGCGCCCTTCAAGATTGGGTTTCCAACACAGTCAGTGAAGCAGATAGTCTTGGGTGTAATGTTTTATTCCCTGCTTATCGGTCTTTCCCTGAGACTTTTTCTAATGACCATACAAGACTTTATGTACCTTGGTCAATAGAAGATGCACTAGCAAAACTAGAAAAATTGTTGGCTAAACCTCACGTTAATATTGGTAAGATTAGTAAATATAATGATGGTACTATTGACCGTATTTGTGACATTCTACAAGATAAAGGTGATAGTATGTTGAGAATGTCTACTGACTATCGTAAATATCTCAGAGAAAATAAGTATTGATAAATACTAATGTCACACAAAGGTGACAAAATGTCAAAACAAAACCATCACAACGGAGGGTTATCAAATGTCGTACAATAAAACCAAAACAGATCCTGAACTAGGACTATTAGTACATGAATATCTAGTAAAGATGGGAGTTGAAACTCCTGTTATTTCAAACGGTATTGATCGTAAAGAAAAGATTGATAAAATTGAGAATCATTTTCGTGAGATTATGGGGATTCTCGGCCTAGACTTAACTGATGATAGTCTAATAGAAACACCTAACCGTGTTGCTAAAATGTATGTAAATGAAATTTTTTGGGGACTCGATTTTGAAGCATTCCCAAAATGTACTACAGTAGACAATAAAATGCACTATAATGAAATGGTGGTTGAACGTAATATCAACGTTCAAAGTAACTGCGAACATCATTTTGTAATCATTGATGGATTAGCAACTGTAGCATATGTACCAAAAAGAAAGGTATTAGGTCTAAGTAAAATTAATCGCATTGTAGAATACTTTAGCAAGCGCCCACAAATTCAAGAACGGTTGACTGAACAGATTTTCTATGCACTACAATTTATCCTTGAAACAAATGATGTTGCGGTTATGATTGATGCCCAACATTATTGTGTCAAAAGCCGAGGTGTAGAAGATACAGGTAGTAGTACTGTTACTACTAGGCTTGGCGGTGGATTCAAATCTGATCCTGAAGTTCGTAATGAATTTTATCAGATTGCAAGGATGCGTTAATGTTAACTATATTGACCTTGATTGTAATTGTTGCTATAACTTATATTATGTTTTTTAAAACTACAATCAATAGTAATTGCAATGGAAATTGCAATCAAGGTCGCAACTGTACATGTAAGGTATAAAGATGGGATTTAAAAAACCATTAGAATTAAGTACAGTCGTTTATCAGATTAGCGCGGCTGGAAGAGAACTAACTAGTCCATATAACGATGGATTTACACAATGGGAAATCAAAAAAGAATTATATTACATTAAGTTTCTTTTAGATGATATAATTGAACGATCTGGTACGTTTAATGGCGAAGAGGAATTCTTAAAAGAAGAATCTCAAAAAAGAATGATCAACATACTAAAAAGGTAATAAAATGAAAGAATTTGTGCTTAAAGATATGCATCAATACACAGTTAGAGTTAAGAAAAATAGGTGTTTGAGACCACAAGAGTTTACTCATATTGAGTTTATCCAAGAAAGTAAAAACGATAAAGGTGAAGTAGTAGATACTTCAACCTATCAATTTTTCTTAACTGACAGTGAAATTAAAACTCTAGTAGCCAATTTGGTTGAATAATATGGCTAAGTTTTATTCAACCAAAACTTATGGTAATGACAGAGGATTAAGTTGTTGTTTTAGACAATGGCGAGCTAAACACAGTCATTGTAGTACATTACATGGATACAGTATTGGTATTAAATTAGTATTTGAATGCGAAACATTGGATGACAAAAACTGGTGTATGGACTTTGGTGGACTAAAAGAATTCAAAGCATGGGCTGATTATATGTTTGACCATACACTAATTATTGCTGAAGATGATCCTCATCTAGAATTTTTCAAGCAAATGGCATTGATTGACACAAACTGGACTTTGCCCGAAACCGGTCCAGATGAAATGCGAGTTGATAGAAATAATTTCGAGCCATACCAAAGAGGCTCTCTATGTGATTTACGCATTGTAGAAGGTGTAGGTTGTGAGATGTTTGCTAAAATGGCATATGACAAAATGGCTGAGTTGTTAGACGGTGGTAATATGCGATATCCCATTAACCCTAATGTAAGAATTAAAAGCGCCGAGGTTTTCGAGCATGGAGCCAACTCAGCTACCTACGAGGGTTAAACTTTGGCGATTATGGAGCAAGGCATTGGGAGAAAAGTCCGGTGCCACGGATCAAGAAAGTGACCTAATAGCTTTGGTTAGAACTTGTATTGTGATATCATATATAATTACAAATATGTTTATCATAGCAGGGATTATACGACATTGGTAATTAATTTAGGAATTTAAAATGAGTGATGTTAGAAATCGCATGGCAGAATTAATGGAACCTATTGACAAGCAAATTATGATGTGCGATAATAGGGAAGATTTGCTAATGTTAGCCTGTGCTATGTTGACTTCAGTTAAAACGATATTTGACCAAGAGTTAGGTAAAAAAGCCCGTATCCAATTATTTAAAGATTATATAGATGAGTAATATTAAGATAAGCGAACTGTTCTATTCCATACAAGGAGAAGGTCGTTATATGGGGGTGCCTAGTGTGTTCCTTCGCACATTTGGCTGTAATTTTACCTGTGATGGTTTTGGTATGCCACGCGGAGGAACAAGTATTGAACGAATTCAAGTTGGATTGTTACATGAAGGAAATCCTTATAAAAATTATAAAGATTTGCCCCTTGTAAGTACAGGTTGTGACAGTTATGCAAGTTGGGATCCAGCATTTAAAGATTTGAGTCCTGTACTTACTACTGATGCTATCGTTAATCGCATTATGGAAATTCTTCCATATAATGAATGGCGTGATGAACATTTGGTTATTACAGGTGGAGAACCATTGCTAGGTTGGCAAAAACAATATCCTGATCTATTAAATCATCTTAAAATGCATGGTTTAAAAGAAATTACTTTTGAAACAAATGGTACTCAAAAACTAACTTCAGAATTTAAATCAGCATTAAAAGAATGGAGCAAATGGTACAATAGAGAAATTACATTTAGTGTTAGTGCCAAACTGCCTTGTAGCGGTGAAATATGGGAAGATGCTATTAAACCTAAGGTAGTATGTGAATATGAACAATATGGCACTTCCTATCTAAAGTTTGTTATTGCTACAGAACAAGATTTTGCTGATGCCAAAAATGCTATTGCTGAATTTCGTGGTGCAGGATTTAAAGGACATGTATATCTAATGCCAATTGGTGGTGTGGAAAGTATTTACTCTATGAATAATAAAAATGTAGCCATGCTAGCAATGAAGCATGGACTAAGATACAGCGATAGACTCCAGGTACCTCTGTTCAAAAACGAATGGGGTACTTGATGAGGACGTATGATAAACGAATTGGTTTTTTAGTTAGTTTCCAAACACTAGTACCTCATGGTGGTATAGGACAATTCGCTAAAAGTTTCTGCGAATTGATGGATAGTCATAATATTAAAGTTGATATTATTACTGACAAAGAACCAAAAAATAATGAGTTTGTAAACTCATTAAAAGCAAATATTGTTTATCCTACTGAGTCATTCACATACACAGATCATAGTAATATCTTTATGTATGGTGATACCTTTTGCTATGAACGAATGGCTAACTTTCGCAACGCAATAATTAAAGCCACAACCAATAACCTATATGACGCATTAATTTGTAACACATATGAAACTATACAAGTTGCTAGTACAATGGGTCTTGAAGATGTAATTCAAATCATTGCCTATACTCATTTAGAAAGTCAAATCTTTAAGGATACTAAAAATCCTTTCTTACATAGTACCAATGAAATGATGCGTAATCAATTAGAAATGAATGGATTGTATGTAGGAACACAAAGCAAATTCAATCAAATTTCAATGAGCAATAGCGCATGGCATCTACCTATTCCAATTACTGAGCGTGGGTTACTAGAAGAACATCATAAACCACGTGAAGGTGTATTGTTTATTGGTCGTTGGGAAGAAGGTAAAAATCCCGAAACATATTTAGAGTTGATTGAAAAAACTAAGTTACCTGCGAGGGTAATGACTAATGCCAATGGTGCAAAAAAGTTTGAAGAACGCTTTAAAAAGATAGGCGTAACTGATTATAAAATTGCTGTTAGTATTATTGGTAAAGAAAAAGTAGATTTCATTACTAGTTGTAGAGTAGCATTCAATCCTAGTACAGTAGAAAGTTATGGTATGGCTTTCTATGAGCAACATATTCAATTACCTACAGTTGTTTTAGAAAATCAACGTTGGACTAATAACTTTGATAAAAATCATTTCTTTACTGTCAATAAAAAGAACATGGTTGAAACTGTATTAGATTTATACAACAATGTTCCTGATGCTAAAACATGGTATGCTAATAATATATTAGAAGTGTATCAGAGTAAAGAGAATGATGTATTTCACAAATGGAATGAATGTTTTAACAAGTTTACTAGTAAACAATCAAACAGTAATACCGCAAAAATATGTGAAGAAACTACAGTAAAGTATATTGATTTTACTAATAGTTTAGGTCGTAGATTATTGTGTATTGACGATATTAAATCTGTATTGACAAACAAACATAAATTCCGTATAATATACACAGATAATGATACATACTTATCTAAAGATCCAACATTTGAACCAGTAGAGGAAGTAACAGGCTTAAGCCTATTTGAAGGATTATGAAAAAAGTATTAATAACAGGTAGTTCAGGATACATTGGCAGTCATCTTACTAATCTATTAAAAGATGAATATGAAGTACATGGACTTGATCGTGTTGAACCACAAGTAGCACCACATACATTTTATCATTGTGACATTAACCGTCAGTTTAACTTAGATGAAGAGTTTGATGCTGTAGTACATTTAGCCGCTCTAGTTAATGTAGGAGAAAGTGAAAAGCAACCTATTCAATACTACATTACTAACCTAAATGGTACTATGAATGTAGTTAATAAGATAAAAACTAAAAACTTTATTTTTTCTAGTACCGGTGCTGCACAAGACTGTATAAGTGCATATGGTATTAGTAAGCGAGCGGCAGAAGATGTAGTAAGGTCGTATTCTGAAATGGTTAGTATGGACTATACTATCTTTAGATTTTATAATGTCATTGGTAGCACAGTAGTTAATCCTACTAACCCAGATGGGTTATTTTACAATTTAATTAAAGCTCGGGCGACTGGTCAATTTACTATACATGGTAGTGATTATAATACTAGTGATGGCACTTGTGTTAGAGATTATGTTCATGTAGATGAGATTTGTAATTCTATTAAATTGGCAATTGAACGGCCAGCAAATCAAACAGAAGCATTAGGTCATGGTAAAGGATATACTGTTAAAGAAATGGTAACTATCTTTGAAAGTATTAATAATTGTAAAATCAATGTGAAGACAGGCCCTCGTAGAAAGGGTGATATTGAACATTATGTACTTAAGAACCCATCATCTTACATGCATGAGTTGTATAATATTGGTCAACTACTAAAGATTTAAATTTACTTTAAACCTGCACTGACCCAAGGATCAGCAATTACTAGAGTATCATCTCTCTGCATTACATTGCTATAATCATGTGCGATAATATCATTACTAAATCCTAATTTAGTACCGGTTGCTGTAACTGATTTAAGTGTTTTATAGAAATTAGTATATTGACGATATTGCGGATCTAATGGACTGCCTTCGTCAATACTATACATCATATCTATAATCATTTCATCATAGTCAGGATCTAATTCTTCTAATCGTTCCATAACTACCTGATCAAACTTTTCAACTCCCAATTGAATTGGTTGTTTAGTAGTTTCTATAAACTTAGGTAAGTGTGGGTTATTAGCATTTTTCTCGCAATAATTAAGAAATGCTAAGAATGGATTTTTAGCGGTAGAGATATCGCCATTCTCAGGTATTAATACTTTAATTACTGGACCTTCTTCTTTAGCAAAAACATGTGCGTCTGTACCATGACCGATATAACTATAGCCTAATTTATTCATATAATCATTAAGCATGTTGACATGTTTATTATAGTCAAACTCGGTTAATTCTTGCTCTTCAATTTTTCTAGCAACGATACCTTTATTCTTTATTAATTTCTCTTCATCCCACCTAACTGGGTTAATCATTGGATACAAGTATTTGGTATCGGTGGCTCCGATATCAAACAGACTTCTCGGTGGAACTAGATGTTGTTTTCTAAGTTTATCAAACTTTTCAGCATCTACTACTATTGGTTCCCCAATAGTTACTTGACCAATCGCAACTGCAGGGCCATTACCAGTTCTAACAATACCAACCGTTCTACCAACATATGGTCTAAGACTGTCAGTTTTTCTAGATTCGTATTTCTTTTTGCCGTCAACAATTAAACTAGCATAGTCAGTATTGCCATCACTTCTGACATTGATGCCAATAGTTGGTTTATTGTCTGTATTTTCTGTTATATTTTTTTCTGATGGCTTGACAATCTCTGCACTTGATAAATCTAATGGTCCTGCTATCCAATACTCATCAATATCATCAGATTCATACTTCCACGCATTAGGATCATAGTTAGCACTAGTCATACCCTTTGTTCGCATAAAAGTTTTATGTCCTGGTATTGGATATATTTTATTAGATATTTTACTAGCATTAATTCTAATTAATGTATCTCCTGTCCATCTACTAATATGTTCTTTATCAGTAAAACTATTACCGGGTATCATTTTCCCTTCTGATTCTATATAGTGAGCATAACCTCTTTTCACTGGTAATTTTTTAGAATCAATATACTTTTGAAATTGATTTCCTTCTACCCACTTATATAGATAGGTGGGTACTTGAACTGATTCTAATAACTCTTTAATACGCATTAATGCTTCAATAATAGAGTGCCTAATACACCAGGGTCATTTGCCGTTAAATCAGGCTCCCCGGGGGCAACAATAACATTCCACTTCATGGATTTATTATTTTTACCCTTAGTATTCCATTCATCATAACTTAGAATACTATTTTTGCTTATACCATACTTATCGGCGAGGCGCTGTTTTAGTTCAGGTAATTCATCAGGTATTACTTGCCATTGACCTTCAGGTCCTTTAACTAAATTCTTTTTAGAATCCTTAACTAATAGGTCATAAAACAAACTACTAGGAACGATACGACTATTCTTAGTTGTGTCTAAGTTTGGATCATTTCTCTTAATTTGTTTTTCTTGGCTAGTACTTGCGCCTTCACTCCAATTAATAATAAAGTTGCTAGGCTTACTAGCCATTGCAGCCTTTGCTACTTTAGTATAAGCATAAAACTTAACATCAGGTAATGAGTTTGCAAGGTCAAATGCCATGTCCATATACTCAGGGCTAAAGAAGTCTCCAGCATCATGCCAACGAATACTTACTGAATAACCACCTTTTTTACCCTTTGCTTCTTCTTTACTAATTTCTTGTGTTAGTTGTTCAAAGAACTCATCAGGATGATTTAGTAGATATGTAAGTATACGACCATCGCTTAACCACGGACCAGCGAATTGAACTTTACCGCCCTTCATAGCAAAGCAATCTACTTTACAACTACCAGCACCTGGACATGTATTAACAACAATTAACTCATTTGTATTTTCATCTAGTGCGATACCAACTAGAGCAGCAAATCCAATGTTAAAAAATTGTTCTTGTGCTCCATCACTATGCTTCATCTTCTCATTCTTTTTAAGAAGTGATTTTGGTCTTTCCTTTAACCCTGCTTTAATAGCGTCAGTATTATATTTTTTACCGTCAGCATTATAGTATCCAACTACTGAACTACGATGGACATAAGGTAAATTATATTTGTCTGTTTTCTTCTTTTCTTGATTACGAATACGGTCTAGATAATCTGTTAACTCTTGACCTTTTAATTCACGGGTGCTAGCAGGTAGTGCTGTTGCTTCCGCCACACCTTGTTCGTGTAGTTTTTTGTTAGGATCTCTAACATCAGGAAAATCCCATTTATTGGTTTGTGAAAATTCTTCTCTAGCTTCTCTTCTAGACATGCCATATATTTTTTCAAATTCTCGATCAGATAATTCAGGATCATCAAGGTCCATGTCTAACTCAGCCATCTTGCTTTCCGACACATTAACTACGGGTTTATTTCCGTAAACTTTTCTATCTTTACCTATTATTCTTCCGGTTTCGCTTCTACTACCAATGTGCTTACTGGCTAAACTTTGACCAGGTTTTACTCTTACACGATTTGGCGGTAATTGTGTAATCTTTCCACCTTTATTTAAAAAGTCTGCTACAGCATCATCGGTTTCTTTACTAAAATCAGATTTCATCTTGAAATCTTCATCTACTTCCTGTTCGGGTTCAGGTTCCTCACCTTGTGCGGATTTAGCAATAAATTGCTGAGGGGTCATTATTTGGATACCTTCAGGAGCACCTGGTAATTCTGGTTCAACTCCCTCAAATAATTCTTTAATATTCATGATAATTTTTCCGTAAATAGTTGACTTTATTGTGCAACGGTGTTACACTACATAGACTATTTATCACTTTGGACTTTTAACTTGACAAATCAATCTATTAAACGTATTGGCTTTGCCTGCAAATTCTCAGAAATCAACAAGAAAGGAGAAATCTCTAGCGTTGAAGGGCTTAACACAGGTGGCACTACACTTACCTTTCTTAAAAAAGCAAAACGTGAAGTAGCCGAACAAAAGATGTGGGATGTAATGGAAAAGAACATTACCAACACTCATAATTTGGTCAAACGTATTGCTACACTAGATCCTGCACTAAGAATGGTTAGGCTAACTAGTGATATGATGACTGGATATACACATGGTGATTGGGAATACTTTTACAAACAAGGTGATGTTCGTAGGCGAATGGAAGAACTTTTTGCGCCAATTGGTGACACGGCAAGGGATAATGATGTTAGGCTTTCTTTTCATCCAGGTCAGTTTACAGTTCTTGCAAGTGCTAGTGAAGAAATCATAAATAACTCTATAAAGGAATTTGAATATCATGTTGACATGGCTCGGTGTATGGGATACGGCAAGGAATTCCAAGACATTAAAATCAACGTACACATCTCGGGTAAACGCGGTCCCCAAGGTATCAAGGACGTGGTTGGACGCTTATCCCCCGAAGCAAGAAATTCAATCACCATTGAAAACGACGAAATCTCATGGGGTATCGAGGCTAGCCTAGAGTTGGTAGATACCTGTGCTTTGGTTTTCGATCTACATCATCATTGGGTAAAAACAGGCGAGTATATTAACGCAAATGATCCACGTATTCAAAAAATTATTGATAGCTGGCGCGGTATTAGGCCTACTCTTCACTACTCTGTTAGCCGTGAAGACTATCTTATTAATCATGCCCCAGACACCCTACCCAATCATCATGCACTGATTGAGTCTGGTAGTAATAAACAAAAACTCAGGGCTCACAGCGACTATTATTGGAATGATGCGGTGAACGATTGGGCATTGACTTTCTATGATAAATTTGATATCATGTGCGAGAGCAAGGCGAAAAATCTAGCTAGTTTTAAACTACTTGATAGGTACAAACAAAAGGTAAGTTATGCTTGATAAATTAAAGAAATTATTTCAGAAACAACCCGAACCACAAGTTCAAGAACCAGTTAAGAAAGAACCTAAGCCTCGTGCTCCTAAGGAAGAAGTTAAACTTACTCCCAAAGAGTTGGCAACTAAAAATGGTGAACCTTATGTTGGTATCATTAGTATTGAACTAGATCCAAACAATATTGGTAATGGTAGTTTTGAACTAGATTGGAATGATAAATTCATTATAAATCTTATAAAGGCTGGTTATAAAATTAAGGAAAATGATAAAGATAGTGAGATTATAGATAGATGGTTTCAAACAGTAGCACGAAATATTGCACTAGAAGTCTATGAACAACAACAAGCCGATCCAGACATGAGAGGTATGGCAGATATGCGTAACATTAGAAGTAAAGATTTGGGCAACGGACGTAGCGAGGTAGCGTAAAAAGGCTTGCATTTAAATTTTTTTCGTGTATAATTACTTTGTGCGTTGAATAATATTCTTTGCACAGTCATTTAACACAAAGGAGAAAAAAATGACAACACCTACTTTTAAATTTGCCTGGGTACCTAACTCAAAACAAGTCACTGTTACAGATCGTCCAATTAATGAGTTGGACAAACAGCCCGGATACATTGACCAACATAGCATTGAAGGATTAGCCCAACTTTTTGTTGATAGTCCTGAGTATACCCAACTCAAACAACTTTTAGAAACAGCCGAGTTTAAACTCAGTCGTAAGGGCAAACCTCAACGATACAGCCAAATGCCCAAAATGAAACGAATTGCTATTCGTCATTTGTTATCGGCTCTTGCTGTACAAAGGAAAATTAATTTCGATCACCTTGTTCGTATTATCACAACTTGGGATAGCCGCCGACCTGCAACAATCAATGTTATCAAATTGCCTAAAAGCAACACATGTTATATCACCGACGGTCAGCACACGGTGCTTGCAATTGCCTTACGTGCCAAACTAGGTATGTTTCCTGATGTTGATCCTGCGGATTGGTTAGATATTGAAGTCAACTGTCAGGTAGTCGAGACCAGTGATTTTAGTTTTGCCCGTGAACATTTCTTAGGAATCAACGGCGAAGATAAACTCCCTATCATTCCATTCGAAAACCACAAAATTCATGTATTTGGCAAGCGCTTAGATTCACCAGACAACGAAACACAAGAAAAGTATGAACTTGCTAATCGTATTCAAACTGAATTAGAAAGTTGGAATCTTATTCCGGTACACCCTGACAGTCCTGATCGTTTTAAGGCAGGTGCGGTAGTTCACAGCAACTTATTGTCTAAATTAGATGTACATGATGTTCGTTTCCTAGGTGAGAATCACTATACATATTGGCCTCAAGAACCTCTTGACCCTATTGAAATGTTGCCTTTCCAAGAACTTCGTAAGAAGCTTATCAAAGAAGGTGCTGATTTTACTACTACTGAATTCAAAGAATTCATGCGTGACTTGAATGCTTTGGTTAAAGAAGTTGCTGGAGGTTGGCCTGAATTTAAGAATCTTACACAATCGTTGTATCCAACATATTATAAAGATGCTTTTGGTGATATACCTGCAGGGTGCCCTAAAGATGCATCACTAGTTTTGTTAATGCAACTGTATCTTAAGGCAGGCGGAACATACCAATATGTTCCTAAAAGCCTGTATACTCGATACTGCGAAAACAATTCTAACATGTTCAAACAACTTACCCCTGCACAAAAGGCAAAATTCAAATGAGTATGATGTTATATATTGCAGAGGTGTACGGTAAAATTAAACCCGGTATCACTAAAAAAGCTAGATCCCGAATAATTTCATATGATAAAGGAAACAATAACCCCACAGTTCATCATCTGTATGTTGCGGTAGATGGTTACGACGAACATGTAAAAAATTGTGAGAGTTATTTAATGAGGGAACTATTTTCCTTCTTAGAAAATCCTCAAGGTAATCATAAACCAAGTGAATACGTGGATCCTAAATACACACACATAACCGCAGACTATGTGCGTCTTATAGTTGAAGATAGGATCAAATGTCATCCACTTAAGATGAAACGGGTAAAGCAAGTTTTCTTGCCCATTACACGTTATAATATGAAAACTATTGTCGATGGAATAAAAAACTTTCCGGATAAATACCTAGAAGATATTTCTTGACAATAAAACCAGGTAGTCGTATAATTATTATACGACTACTTAAGGACCTATATGAATTACGCACTCATTGATACCGCAAATACCTTCTTCCGTGCTCGGCATATTGCTAGTCGCAATAGTACTGTTGAGGAGAAAGTGGGTATGGCCCTGCATCTTACATTAGCAAGTGTAAATCAGGTCGTTAAAAAATTTAAAATCGACCACGTAGTCGTATGTCTAGAAGGTCGCAGTTGGCGTAAGGATTACTACAAACCTTATAAAGCTAATCGCAAGTTAGATGAATCTGCTATGACTGAAGCAGATGTAGCCGAAAACAAAATGTTTTGGGAAACGTATGATATGTTTACTACATTCATGCGTGAAAAAACTAATGTCAGTGTACTCAGGCACGAACGGGCTGAAGCTGACGATATCATTGCCCGTTTTGTTCATTTACATCCCGATGATACGCATTACATTATTTCTTCTGACACTGATTATATCCAACTTATTAGTGAAAACGTACATCAGTACAACGGTATCACTAACCAACTTATCACTACCGAGGGATACCATGATGAGAAAGGACGTCTTGTAATAGATAAGAAAACAAAAGAACCTAAACTATTAGGTGATCCTAAATTTCATCTATTTGAAAAATGTATGCGAGGTGATTCAAGCGACAATGTATTTTCAGCGTACCCCGGCGTCCGTACTAAAGGTAGTAAAAATAAGGTTGGATTGATTGAGGCATATGCCGACCGTACAAAGCAAGGGTTTCATTGGAATAACATGATGCTTCAACGTTGGGTAGATCATGAGGGTGTTGAAAATCGGGTTAGGGATTGTTATGAACGTAATCGTACCCTAATTGACTTGACAGCACAGCCCGAAGATATTAAAATATCGGTTGATGATAGAATCAAAAAAGATGTTCGTACTACTACAACCTCTCAGGTAGGTGCTCACTTTATGAAATTTTGTGGCAAGTATGAATTGACTAAAATTAGTGAACAAGCAGAAACATATGCTAAGTGGTTAAACTCGCCTTACAACGGTCATCTCACTCAAATCTAAGGAATTTTCAAAATGAGTAAAGAAATCACTATCAATGGTCTTACCGACAAACAAGTAGCAATGCTAGATATCATGTGGGGACTGGGCTCCCAAGAAGAATTCAATGATTGGGTAGCTACCTTGTCAACCGATGACCGTGAACTAGCAGAGCAGTTGTATTGGCTTTTGCTTATTGAAATTGCTGAAAGCGATACCGATGAAGATTATACAGAAGCAAATGAAGTGCTAAAGGCTTTTATGCTTAATAAAAAGGAATAACATGTCTGAAATTGTAGCTAAACCTATTGTTAAGGATCAATATTGGGTCATCACTGATGGTGATAAAAAAATTGGTAATGTGATCGCCAATGGTTCAGGATTTGATGTTAAAATGAATGGGTCTCAGACTCATTACAAAACTACCACTGAACTCAAGCGTACAACCAATATTGAATTCCAAACACTAAAATCTAACAAAACTAAAATCCAACTTCCTTTCGCTAACTATCCCACAACTGGAAAGATTTACAACTCTATTTTAGATATTAAGCGAAAACTTCATATCTATACTAAGACGCCCAAAAGCAAGTGTTTTCATGCAGCCGGTTGGTTCGTTCTAAATCATACAGGAGAAAACGAAGTAGTATTTTGTCCTAAGTATATTTTTGTACAACGGTATCCATATATGGGTCCCTTCAAAACTAAATTGGACGCTGAACACCAGATAAATAATCAATGATTTATATTAAAAGGTTCATTGACAAAGTGTCTGTAGTAGAAAGCAAACAAAATAAAGATTTTGTTATGCCTCTCATTGAGGCTAGAGGCCTTCGTGATGAACTGGCTAAAATTTTAGTAGAGTATTACGAAAAAAATACTGACAAAAAGCCAGTTGATGAACCAGTAATACAAATTGAATTAAAAGCTGGATCATTCAAATGAGTAGAACACAGCCCAAAGTCTTGCTAGAAATAGTAGATAAGACAACTTACAAATGCGACCAAATCGTAGAAGCTAGTGGTATTTGGGCTGTGTTTTACGAGGGACAACCAATTAATCTCAAGTCACAACACTACTTGGATAGTGAGTCTACTCCTAAGTATAAAAAGACTAGCTTTAGTAATCCAGGTCACGCAAGAAACCTTTGTCGTAAATTGAATGTACAATTCAAAACAGACAAATTTACCGTTGTGTTTATGAACAACGGGAGAACAGTTTATCCTGATGATCAGGCATAAGACTACTAAAAAAATAATTACAGAAACGGTATTAAAAGAAATACCACAACATTTACATATCTACCATGAAATCCCAGTTGAAGACCTAATGTTCAAGTGGTGGATGACAGGTAGACAAGAAGGACTAAGATTAACTGATGAAGGTATGGTAGCATTTCAATTGGCTGAAATATCTCATTATGATTATGAATTTAAACAAGAAGGGCAAAGTTGGCATAGTTTTGTACTTGAAGTAAACAAAAAAATTAAATGTCCATATTACTTGGGTGTAAATAAAACTGAAACGAAAAAACTTCCCTACATCAGACTGTATGACAGTAAGGTTGCTATGATGGTAGGATTATATGGCAACTTACATGAATATTTAAATTCTATAAAGGTGAGACAATGACCGAAGAAAACAAACCAAAAAAACCAACTGTCACTTTGCCAGTTAAAAAAACCTCACAGTTTAATCAACCCAAAATTCCTAAACCAAACACGAAAGGGTTTGGCGGAACTAACGTAGTTCGCAGAACTGGGCGTGGACGATAAAATAATTGTCAACGAAATCTGTAACTCAAGCGTTAATAGATATAGATACACGATGTATCTAAACTCTCTTTCATTTAACTTATAAAGGAAATACAAATGAAAACAATCGCAACTTTGATCGCTGGACTTTTCGCTGTTACTGCTTTTGCTGCTGAGCCTGCTAAGGCCCCAGCCGCAGCTCCTGCTGCTGCTCCTGCTGCTGATATTAAGCTTCCAGCTAAGAAAGACGAGAAAAAAAGTGAAGGTGCACCTGCTGCCAAGGCAGACGCAAAGGCTGCTACGCCAGCTGCCGCGCCCGCAGGTAAGTAATTTTTGTTTAGATGATGATGGCGATGGTATCACTATTGAAGACTTGGACTTACAATCAGGATACCGTCGACACATTATCACACCAAAAAAGATAATAGTATCTGAACTTGATGAATATATTAAATTCAGATTACTATTATCTAGGTACTTAGCACTTAGGAAGTACGATACGAAATGGGGATAATATCCCCATTTTTTAACTAGCTAATTGTTGCACTGCAATATGTTAGGACTAAATACATTAGTAGAAACCATAAGTGACTACTAAATAAAAGGAAACATATAATGTTAACACTAATTGACAAGTTTATTAATTTATTGGATCGGTTTACCTCACATAAAACAGATTTAGAAAGATTTATTATTGCACACAATCCATGTCACGGTGGTGATGTAGATAATCTTATCCGTCAATTCACATACGGAAGAAAGGCCTAATATGAAAATCATCAACAAATTTTATGAGTGGTTAGCCGTTTGGAGCGAAGTCGTTTATAATTATCGTAAACGCAATAACATTCATCACTACTATTAAACTATGGACATGATAAACTTTATTATCGCATTACGCCATTTTTTAAAGTTTGATCCTAAAGACTTTGAGGTACATCCGTAATGTGGCCCGTTACAGATGAAGAATGGGAACAATTAAATTTCCCTGAGAAATTTAAATAAGATAAATATTACATTATGATTAATCCCTTTCTAGCATGGACTACCCCTTCCACATCATTAACTCCAGAGTTTTTTATTGATTCATTGCAAGGGGTTAAACGGGATCTAACTAATAGAATGATCACGGATCCTAAGATGAATAGGGCCGCTCATAACTATATTAATAGCCAAACCGAGTTTGCCAAAATGTTAGTCTCTAACACTGTTGAACTTGGAAAATATTCTATGGATTGTATTTCAGAGAGGTACTTTCCAAAGAAGGACTAATCCACCTAATGGATCGACATTACACACACATAGGAGAAAAAAATGTCAGACTACACACCAAAACTTCCCGAAGTTAAATTTAACCGCAATGGTTATGAAATCCGCACAGAAATCCTCGATATGGCCAAAAGCCTTATGATGGAGGAATACCACGCTAAATTCCACGGTTGGGAAATCTCGGCACAGCGTGATGAAAAGTCAGGCACTGTTATTACCACAGTTGGTATGCCACAGTTTCCTGGACTTGAGCAGGTATTATCAACGGCAGAAAAGATGTATGCCTTCGTTAACGCAGGCGCTAAGAAGTAAGGGTAAATAAACCCAAAGCCCCCGAAAGGGGGTATTTTTTTGGCTTGACAATTAATTTTTATGGTGTTACAATTATAAATATCCTAAAGGGGATTTATAATGAGTACCGAAGAAGATAAGTTCAAGCATTCCAAACGTTTACTTAAAGATGAAAATGCTGTAAAAAAACAAGTTAAGATTGCCAAAGAACATGGTGTTCCTATCAAAGACTCTCATAAATTTGCCAAACAACATGCATTAAATTGCGGTAATCCAAAATGTGTAATGTGCGCTAATCCTAGAAAAACCTTTAATGAATTAACATTGCAAGAACGCCGCATGTTTCAGGATATTGATAAAGAAACTGATAAACATAGTAACGGTTTAAAAACTAAAGACACTGACAAATAATTATTTAGGAGATAACAAATGGCAACTTGGAAACTATCAACCGCGTCAAAGAAAAATGCTGTAGAAAAGCAATATTGGACTAAAGAGGGTGTCACTATTATCCGAGAAGAAGGTTATCGTTGGGGAACCTTCTATTGTGAAAGTGATGAACAGCCTAATATTGACCTTGACAATGAAAATGGGTATGATCTTACTAATTCCGACTATGATTGGGAGTTAGACAATCTTGATGATGGTTGTTGGGTTGAGTGGGATTTCCCTGAGGATATGGATGAAGAGGAACAAGAACAATTTCTTGCATTATGTGAAGAGGATTATATTGAAGGCCTAGAAGGTGATGGATGGATCAATGATAATACTGAATACTTGTTCTATGGTCCATTAGAATTGGAAGAGATTGATGAATGAATCAATTGGGTTTTTAAAATATTTAAATAATCCTATTATTATGTTATCCGCATTTGGAATAACCGCATTAATATTAATTGCTTCTTTAATCTACATTATTAAGGATTCTATGTCATGATTTCAGATAAACATGTAATGGGCTTTATTTTATTTGGATATGCTATAGTGTTGTGTATGATACTCATGGGGATCGTCTAACAGACCGATCCTGACGGTTGACAATAATTGGGCACGGCTATATAATAGAATCTTAGACAGTTAGATAACGGAGTACGCAATGGTAACCCAAGCACAATACACAAACTCGGTAGACTTCTTCAGCCTGTTCGAAGCCGACACTTTTTCTATGGAAATGTCGGATGATACGACGGGAAACTGGGAAGGTTACATTGGCATCGGTGGAGAATTGGTACAGGCTGCAGGCTTCGATGCTATCACCGGTAATGGCTGGTACGACGATACACTGATTTGACAATAATTGGTTTCGGCTATATAATATACACATACACTGAGAAAACGGAGTAACAAATGGCTCGCTATCAACGCCCAGTTCTGAATCTTGATGCTGACACTGTTTGGTCGGCTGCTTGTGCGGCTCAACGTATCAACGGTGAGTATGTCAAGGCTGTTACCTCTTATGTGACTAACGAGGACATTCTTCCCGAGTCTGAGCAGACTCCTCCTAAAGAAATCAACCGCGATATTATCAACCGTTTGGTTGCCGATCCGAGTCTGATCACCGATGCTGACCGTGTTCAGGCTGAGGCTGTTCGTAAGTACTACAAAGCGTTTACTTTCAAAATCCTTCAAGGTAAGATGTTGTCGGAGTTTGACAACAACGCAATGGTTATCTCTAACCGCGATGTTATCGAATCCAACTATGATGTTGCGGTGATCGCAAGTCTCCCTGCTTCGTATGAGCGGGCCGTCAAGCGTGACAATCTTAACCGTAAGATTGACAGTGCGTCGGGTGGATTTGTTGGTCGTGTTGGTGATAAAGTTAAACTCACTGTTGAGGTTATTCGTAGTGTGTTTAGCCAGCAGTGGAACGTGTTCTTTATCACTGGTATCACTACTGACGATCAGCCGGTGTTCTTCAGCTATCGTGAAACTATCCCAACTGGCAAGACAATTGTTGCTCAGGGTACAGTTAAGGCTCACCGTGATAACACTACCCAACTCAATCGGGTGAAACTTGTCTAAGTTAGAAAGGACAATTCAATTGGTAGGAATCATCACTATGGTGATTTCTATCACTTACTTGCTAAATCATTATATTGGTAAGTGCATATAAATATTTTTTGTGAAATTCAAACACAAACAAGTAGAGGATAAAATGGGTCTTGATATGTATGCTTATGTTGGGAACCCCGGACAACGTGACGATTATTGGTATAAGAGTTTGGATAGGGATTCTACTGTTAATAAGCCCCGTGACATTGCATATTGGCGTAAACATCCTAATCTACATGGTTGGATGGAACAACTTTGGGTTAGCAAAGGTAAACCTGGAAGAAAGCATGACGATTCCGATTTCAATGGAATTGAACTTGAACTGACTTGGGAAGATGTTGACGCACTTGAACGGGCAGTTAAACACGGCATGCTTCCTTCTACCAATGGTTTTTTCTTTGGAAATCCCTCAGATGATGTATACTACGAACGGGATTTGGAATTCTGTATCAATGCTAAGACAGAATTGTTCCTAGGGTTGAGAGTTTTTTACAATTCAAGTTGGTAATTATGGCAGGCTACAACGCAATACTAGAACTTCGCAGACTAGAATCAGAATTAGATCAAATTGGTCTTATGCTTACGGCACCTAAACATGGTTGGGGCAGTGACATGAGTGACCGCGCAGGGGTTCAGCCCAAAGACGCAGATAGTCTACCTATCTACTGCCGTGATGCTGAAGTTATGTGCGGTTCATTAAGTGAAATTCGTATTTGGTTGAATGGCATTCAATGGGCTCGCAAGTATGACCAAATGTTGTTTGGTCAAAAACATGACAAGAACCGTGAACGCAAAGAACAAGATGAACGCAATCGCCAATTGGTGAGTATTATCACTAAAGGAGAAAAAGAATGAGCGCAAGTTGGATTAACAAACTGAATGAGAGTGATAGCCGACTGTACAAGGAAGATATTATTCGACAAGCCCTCGAGGCAAGTGTCCTTGGTAGTACTAATGCTGTTAATTTTTTGACATTGACTAAGGTCTGCTACAATCCTTATGTAACATTTGGTGTTCGTCAAATCCCAAGTACAGAAGGTATTACTGGTGCTGAAAATCCTTGGGAAGAGTTTAATGACCTTCTACACAATCTTGGTCAACGAGGTCTAACTGGTAATGCTGCTAGGGACGCTATTGAAGATATGAGCCTTAGGTTTGATAGCGAAGAATGGAATACATTCTGTGCTCCTGTACTTAGGCGAGACCTTCGTGCAGGTGTATCAGAAAAAACGATTAACAAAATCTGTAAGAAAACAGATTACGAAATCCCTGTTTTTGCTTGCCAATTGGCTGCTAATAGCGAAGGTCGCCCTGAAATGAAGGGTGTCAAACGCCTTGAGCCTAAGTTGGATGGTGTCAGGGTACTAATGATGGTTATGGTATCTGATACGGGAAATGCAGTATTTTCGTATAGTCGTAATGGTAAACTGTTTGAAAACTTCACCCATATTGAAAATCAGATTGGTGAGTACTTACCAAAATTGATTAGGCATAACCGTTCATTGATGAAGGGTTTTGTACTTGACGGTGAGGTTATTGGAAATTCTTTCCAAGAATTGATGCGTCAGGCTCGCCGTAAAGAAAATGTACAAGCTACTGATTCAGTATTCAACATTTTTGATATAATCCCAATTGATGATTTTCGTCGAGGATATTGGAACGCTCAACTTGAAAAGCGTATTGAGATGCTAGAATACATGCGTCCTGTAATTGATGTATTGCCCAACGTAGAGTTGCTTCCGCACATTATGGTAGACCTTGATACCAGTGAAGGTAAAGACCAACTTATGCGTTATGCTAAGGATCAAGTCAATGCAGGGTTCGAGGGTATTATGATTAAGGATGTTGGTGCTCCTTACGAATGCAAGCGTAATACATTTTGGATGAAGTGGAAGCCAACTATTACAGTTGATTTAGAGGTGATCGGTGTTGAAGAGGGTACTGGAAGAAATGTAGGACGACTTGGAGCACTGGTTTGCTCAGGCGTAGATGATGGGAAATTTATCACAGTCAATGTGGGTAGTGGCTTTAGCGACGGTGATAGAGATGATTATTGGACTAATCGGAATTTTATCATTGGTCGCACTTGTGAAATCTTGTGTGATGTAATTACACAAAACCAAGATGGTACATATAGTTTGCGTTTCCCACGCTTTATTCGGTTTAGGGATGATAAATGAGTAAAGAAGCCATGCGTGAGGCTCTAGAAGCATTAGAGTGGATGCGTGTGGCTTTCAAACAAAACAGTCAGGGCAGACAAGTTGCTGATTCGGCAATAGAAGCATTGAAAATGGCACTTGGGCCTGAGGTTTTGGAATTTGACATACTTGACAAGTACGACCAAGTAATTTACAATACAGGAAACATTAAAGGAAATTTTACAAATGAAAATTAGCGAATTATCAGAATCACTCGACCTTATTCAATTAGCAACCATTAGTGATAAAGCACTTGATGATGTTTATCATTATGGACGAAGTACTCCTGGCAAGAACTTTGGATGGCTCGCTAATTTAGAATCAGCAAAAGCGGCACTGAAACTTATCCAACAAGGTGCTACCGATGTTGATGTTATTGCCGATGCTATTCACGATGGTTGGAATATTACTGCCATGGCAGATTACAACGGTGAGTTGGATCTAGACACTCCTACACCCGATGAAAAGAAATTGAAACGGTATAAGTTGGCACAACAGAGTTATGCACAACTTCCTGAAGAAGAGAAAGAAAAAGACCGAGTAGTTGCTCGGGCATTGTTAAAAGCATTAAAAGGAATTTAAAATGGTAACATTAGTTAAACATGAATGGCATCAAGTTGATTCACAATTTGCCTTTGAGTTAGACTCTGATAAACTCAGCGAAATTTATCCTGAGTTAGAGGAAGAAGAAATTGAAGCAATGATGGCACAGATTGAAGCCGGCGAAGTTAGCGTTGAAGAAATTGTTAACGAAGCGTGGGACAATGATGTAGAAATTGAATGGGATCGCCAATATGATGATTGGTGGACCGATCGTAAGGGTGGGTATGATATTACCTATGAACTAGGTAACGAAAAAAGTTGGCATACTCCTGCAGAGGAAGCACCTGATACAACTAAATGTACTAAGTGTCGTTGGACTGGTAAAAACTACGAAACACGCACTCAGCACCATCGTGTTGACGGCACAGTAATTGAAAATTATCACTCTACTGAAGAAGTATCGGATCACACCAGTGATGTATGCCCAATGTGTGACAGTTCAGTTGAGTTGACCGAAGCAGGTGTAGCAGAAGAAGAAAAACGCAAAGCACAAAAAGAAAAATGGGCAAAAGCCAGAGAGGAAAAAGAAATGGCTGTTGAAAAAGAAAACATTGATCTTGACGGAGGTTTGAGTGCCGTTAATGAACAAGAAGAAATCACCGATGAAGAAGAAGAATTGGTAGCGCCGGCGTGGCCGTTCCCTGAAGTTGAAGTACTTCCTAACTATCCTGCAGGTGAGTATGCTATTCGTATTTGGGGTCGTACCCGTGAAATTGGTGTAGGTACTATCTCTAAAGAACAGTATGAACACTGGAGTGATTCAGACCATGAGGATGATCTTAGTGATGCACTAAATGAAAGTTATGACTATGATGAAAACGAAACTCCTGAAAATGCTCGGTTTAATCATGCCTACTATGAATACCAAGATGTAAAATCATTTTGGGGTTTTGATGAAGATGATACTCATATGACTATCACCAATAGTGATAATGAGGAAATCTATGACGGTACCCTAGAAGATTTCATTTATCAGGCACACGGTGATAGATTTTCACGTTGGGAAGCCACTGAAGAAGAGGAAGAATTATATACTGAAGATTTGGGTACAGGTTACTTTGTAATGTGGACTCAAGGTGGTAAGGGCAGTTGTATTCAGACTTCAATTGAAACTGAAGGTAAAGAATTCGATCCACGCAAACTAAGTTATAAAACTTGGGATGTTCAAGGAAGTTCTGTGGTACATCGGTTGATGTATGACGGGTATGAACTTGAAGATGAGGGCATGGACTCACATAAAGACAACTGGCGTGGTCAATGGAGCGAATTCTCGGTTCATCATAATGCATGATTTTGTAGGAAAGTCTTATGTTTTCCCTGACGGTGATAGCATCACCGTCACTCAAGTTAAGGTTCGTGACGGTAACGAAGAATGGGTGACATATCAAACAAAGCAAGGACCCGGTGTCCCTCGCAAGTTAGTTATGTCATTACATGAATTCAATAACACATATGGATATCTGTTTAAAGGTGAGGACAATAACAAGTGATAATTTAAACCATTAAGTAACAATAAATACTTACTATGCTTAAAAGAATATTCACTCTTACCAACCTCACACTATTAACTGCGCTGACACTAAGCACTATTGCAGCTTGGTATAGTATTCTAGGATTAACAGCAATCTTTGCGGCTGCTGTTATTCCCATTATTATAATGGGTAGCGCACTAGAAATATCAAAGGTTGTTACCACTGTTTGGTTGCACAAATACTGGCCTAAAGTAAAATGGACTATGCGTGTCTATCTTGTAGCTGCCGTCATAGCACTTGCTTTCTTAACCAGTATGGGAATCTTTGGCTTCTTAAGTAAAGCACATAGTGATCAGGGCCTAGTATCAGGTGACGTGGCTGCTAAGATAGCAATTTATGATGAAAAAATTAAAACAGCAAGGGAAAATATAGATGTTAACCGTAAGGCGCTTAAACAACTTGATGAATCAGTGGACCAAGTTATGGGTCGAAGTACGGATGAGAAAGGTGCCGATAAAGCCGTGGCTCTACGTAGGAATCAACAAAAAGAGCGTGGGCGTCTCCTTGCTGAAATTGAAGCCGAACAGAAAAAAATTAGTAGTCTTAATGAAGAAAGGGCACCCATTGCTGCCGAAATACGCAAAGTAGAAGCGGAAGTTGGCCCAATCAAATACATAGCCGCTCTTATCTACGGTGATAACCCTGATGCTAACCTACTTGAAAGAGCAGTACGATGGGTAATTATTCTTATTGTAAGTGTGTTTGATCCATTAGCACTAACTCTTGTATTAGCGGCAAATGGTAGTAGGGTGTGGGATAGAGAAGAACCTAAAGTAGAAGAAAAACCCGAAGAAGAACCTGAGTATGAACCAGATGATGGTCCACTTACCGAAGAGCAAATAGAACAAGTTGAAGAAACGGTAGAGAAACCTGTAATAGATGAGTACGCTTATTTGAAAAAGCCGTGGAAAGGGTTTACATCTGGTTCTACAGTTGGATTAGTCTCTAAACCTGAAGAAAAGATTGAAGAACAGCCTGAAGAAATCCCTTGTTTCAAATGCGGAACGACTTTAATGAATGCCCCAGGTATTGGATTGTTCTGTCCAAATCTAAAGTGTGATGTTAGAGATGGTCCTTTTGAAGAGGAAGAATCAGTTGAACTAATAGTAGAACCTAAGGCAGAGTCAATAACAATTGAAACTACAGGGGTGACTAAAGAAAAACCATATAGAGAAATTGATGAAGATTATGTGTTAACTAGTGACGGAAAACACATTCGTAAGGAAGCATTAAAAGAAATGCGTCCTGATTTATTCACTATCAAAGCCGATATGGCTAATCAGATTAGTACGAACTTTGGAGCACAATTTCCAAAGTTCTCTAATAAGGGCGATGTATTTGTAAGAGTAGATATATTACCTAATAAGGTATACAAATTTGATGGTAACAAATGGATAGAGATAAACAAAGAGTTATCCGATTCATACTTGTATGACCAAGCATATATTCAATTTTTAATTTCAAAAATAGATTCGGGAGAATATGAAGTTGATTTATTATCTGATAACGAAAAGGCACAGATTGCATCGTACCTAAGTTCATCTAAATAAATTACCAAATAACTTTAATTTTTCCAATAATTATGACATAATTTATTGTGTCACAAATTCTTTCAAGATATATACTTCATGACCTTAGAAAATAAAATCACCCACTGCACTTTTTGTGGAAGCCACAAAGAAGTTGTAAAAAAGTTAATTGTCAGCGAATCGGTTGCAATTTGCAGTGATTGCATTGAACTATGTAATCAACTAATCAATGATGATTCTTCAGTTGAATCTGAAAAAATAGAACATCAAACCTATGATGCTATTCAAATTAAAGAGTATTTGGATCAGCATATCATAGGACAAGCTGATGCTAAAATGATTCTCAGTGTTGCTATAGCAAATCACTTTAAACGAATTACACATCCTCCTGAAGATTTAGAAATCCAAAAGGGAAATGTGTTACTAATTGGTCCTACTGGATCAGGTAAAACGTTACTAGCAAAAACTGTAGCAAAGTTTTTGAATGTACCATTTGTAGTTGCTGATGCTACATCATTAACAGAAGCAGGTTACGTTGGTGATGATGTTGAAAGTATGATTAGTATGTTAGTTAATTCAGCCGGCGGTGATGTTAAAAAAGCAGAACGCGGTATTGTATTCATTGACGAAATTGATAAGATTGCCCGTAAAGGTGAATCTACTAGCATTACCCGTGATGTATCGGGGGAAGGTGTTCAACAAGCACTACTTAAATTAGTAGAGGGTACTATATGTCGTATTCCTGCAGGTGGTGGTAGAAAACATCCCGGTGGTGATATGTTAGAAGTTAATACTAAAAACATTTTATTCATTTCAGGTGGTGCATTTGTAGGCCTATATGATATTATTAAATCAAGGGTCAAGGGCACTAGAATTGGTTTCGGTGCTAATGTTATTGCCAACCATGAAGATATTGAACTAAATTTAGTTTCGCCCGATGATTTAACTAAGTTTGGAATGATTCCTGAGTTCATTGGTAGATTTACTACATCAGTTGTTCTAACTGATTTAGATAGGGATGAACTACTTAAGGTATTAACAGAAATCAAAAATAACTATATAAACCAATACCAATATCTATTTTCACTAGATAATATTGATTTGAATTTTGATACCGAAGCATTAGAGCAAATAGTAGATAATTGCCTAGAACTTAAAACAGGTGCTCGTGGTCTACATACTGAAATTGAACGGTGCTTAATGCCACATATGTATAATGCTCGCAAATACCATGATCATGGTATAACCGTGATAAATATTAGTCAGGACATGGTGATTAATCCACAACCATTAGTATGAGTTCAAAGGGCAGAAAAGTATTAGTACAAGACGGTAATGTAGAAAAGGCGCTAAGAAAATTTAAAAAGAAAATTAGCGAAGATGGCCTGCTCCAAGAAGTTCAAGACCGTAGATTTTATAATAAGCCAACCGAAAAAAGAAAAGTTGCTAAAGCCCAAGCAAAGAAACGTTGGAAAAGATTTTTAAATAGTCAAGAAATTCCTAAGAAACTTTTTTAACCAAAATAGTAGAATTTTTTACGAAAATTATTTATGATAAATACTGTTGTAGATGCCGATAGTCGGGTCTACAATCAGTCATCTTGCTTATTAAAGGAGAAAACAAATGACAAATACATTATCCCTTCGTTCCCTTGACATTCCGTCACTTCATAAGTTTGGTATCGGTTTCGATACAATGTTTGATGAACTTATGAGACAAACTTCCGCACAACAACAAACAAATTATCCACCATACAATGTTGTGAAACATAGTGAGGATAAGTTTACCATTGAATTGGCAGTTGCTGGTTTTAAAAATGGTGACATTGATGTTACTGTAGAAAAGAATCAACTAACCGTCAAGGGTGAAAAAGCAGTTAATTTGGATGAAACAGTTGAATATCTACATCGTGGTATTAGTGCCCGTAATTTCATTAGAACTTGGACGCTAGCCGATCATGTTGAAGTAACTGGTGCTGTTGTATCTGATGGTATGTTGACTATCAATTTAGAACGTCAAATTCCTGAAGAGCAAAAACCCAAGAAGATTGCTATTACCTACACTAAATAGTATAGTAGCGTATGTGTGCAGCATCCGCTGCACACATTTTATGAGAGAACTAAAATGTCCAAAGCCGATACTAAAATCAAAATTAAACCAAACTTGGGTCTTAAAGAACCGCCCCTTTTCAAAATCATTTACATGAATGATGATGTTACATCTATGGAATTTGTAATCAATTCTTTGGTTGATTATTTTAACTATAGTAATGAATCTGCCGCTTCAATTACAGATAGCATTCATGAACATGGTAGTGCGGTAGTTGCTATTTTACCCTATGAAATCGCAGAGCAAAAGGGCATTGAAGTAACACTAGATGCAAGAACACATGGTTATCCTCTTCAAATCAAAGTAGAGGTTGAGTCTTAAATTTCTATATCAATTCTTTTAGCCCAATAAGGGCTACTATTATTATATGGATTATTAAAATAGTTGACACTATTCAATGTAGTGTCAACTATTTTTCCATATGTACCAAATCCCCAATGTGAAACCTTAGATTCCATATCTGCTAATAGTGTAATTACTAACTCAGGAACACCTTTAAGATTTTTAGGGGTTTCTCCAAAATACAAATCATTACTAGGCACAGCACTAGTTAACACGAATATTTTTTTCACATCCAAATGTTTTTGTAACTTTTGTATTGAATTTTTTAGATATACTAAATCACTATAACGGTTGATCTCTACTGATTCAGTAACCGAATCAGTATGCCATCCATTAGCACCCAATATAGCAATACCATCAATCAACACAACATGATGGTATAATAACGCAACACTAGTAATCTTATTACAAATATTAGCTATTTCATGTGTTCTTTTTTCTATAGATTCTGCATTCTCATATTCTAGTGCACCAGGTATATAAAATATACCTTGATAGAAGTTTGATAGGTATTTAAGGGTGTTTAATAAAACACCCATGTCAGAACTTACATTACCGGCTACTACGCAATATAGACTAGTAGCCTTATCTTCCCAATTAAAACTATCTTCCGATGAAAGATTTAAATCACTGATTAAATCAAACCCTATCTTCACTTCGCTACAGTCATTTTAGGTTTTTTTGCTCTAGGCTTAGCAGCAGGTTTAGGCTGTTCGGCAGTTGTAGATTCTACCGTAGCTTTTTTAGCTCTTGTTCTTTTTGGTTTAGCAACTACTTCAGGTTGCTCTACTGTTTCTACTACGGCAGGAGTTTCTACTACAGACTCGCTAACAGTAGCAACAGGTACAGTAGGTTCAGTAACAGGCCATGCATTAGCTTCTTCAACTGGAGCAATCTTAGATGCTTCTCTGCTTCTAAAGTATAACAGGCATCCAATAATACCTATCACTACAACCAAAACAATAATTACTTCCATCATATATCTCCTAAACAAGTATTTAACATAACCTCTACCAAATCTAATATTATTTAATTAGGTAAGAAGAATAAATACTAAACTATGCGTGATTTACTAAACCTCATCCAAACCCTATCTGAAGCTAGCACTCTGAGTGCATCGGAGATTATAAATCGGACCGGTAGATTTGAAAAATTCATATCAATGATTGCTAATCAACAGCCGTTTTATACTATTGATCAAGAATCGGTGATTGCTGACCCTTCCGAAGCAGACCGTTTCCAACAATTATATGATAATGGCAAATTTTCAGGTACTCTTAAAATTAAATTAGAAGATGGTAGGCAAATTCTATTAAGTCAATTGTTAAAAACCTCTGATTTAGGAGGACAGGCTAAAACAGGTGAAGAGGGTGAAGAAACTGGTAAAGAATCAGCTTTATTAAAACCTTCTCAGATTAAAATCACTGACAAAGACATTCCTGCTAGTCAATTAGGAGAAACAATTATTAATAACAGTGTGCTGCAATCTACTGATTATGGAAGATTAGTCATTGAAATGGCTGAAACTATTATGAATGGTGGGAACCCAGTTATCTCCAAAGATGTTCCTTCCAAGATTAAAGATAGTATTGTTGACTACGCAGGTGAGTATTTAGGTGTGTTGGCACTAGTATCGGGTACTTCCCGTTTCCCTAGAAAGAAGGGTTTTACTGAATGGCTAGGAAGTGATGTATCTGAGTTAATTATTAATTTTCCAGGTAAAGCTAATACTAACATAGCCGATAGCTATGCCAGCATTTCTAACGATAAAACAAATCACAAAATTAATATTTCAAGTAAAGGTCAAGGTGGCGGTGCTCCTCCAAGTGTAAGTGGATTAAAGGTACCTGATGAAATTAGAAATAATCCTGATTATCTTGGTGCAGTAGGTTTCATTGATTTATGTGATAATGGCACTAAAAAGGTTCCCGCTAAAATATCTTTACCATCACCTAGAACTATTAGCTCCGTCTTTGCTGCTATGAATTTATTAAATGAAGTAGCACCCGAATCTATCCCGCAGAAATTTAAATCAGTGTTACCGTGGGATGTTAATAAAATTACAAAAGATGTAAAACAAAGCATCGAAGATTTTAAAAAAAATGTGCAGCCATCTAGGCCTAATTCTTATCCAGGTAAGATGCCAGGCTATGATATATTTTTTAATGACATTAAATTTCAAAAACCAAGTAGCGACGGTGGAAAGTTAACTCATGCAGTTAAATTAGCAGTGATGAATGCAGTAAACGAAGGCCAAGCTATTCCTGAATTCCAAGATGTGGTATTATCCATTTTAGATATGAACTTCATTCAGCAATACGCAGACTTTGATCCTAAGAGTAGAATAATGAGCTTTGCTACACAATGGCCTGCTAAACTTGAAGGAAAAATTACATTAGAATCTAAATCAGGAGGAACTGATCCAACTAAAGGTGGATTCAGTTTTAAATTAGCCAATACAGCACCTAAAACTGATTTGGAAGAGCCTGATGAACTAGGGGCAGGCGTCGAACCTGATGATGGTGTTATAGGTACGGTATCCGATTTGTCTACATCATCAATGGATATTGTTAATCCAAAAAGAAGAGAGCCAAAAGAACCTAAACCATCAGGAGATGTTGGGCGTAAAAAACGTTGACAAAGAATAAAATTCCTGTATAATAGTTATTATTTTACAAAGGAATTTTATGAGTTTAGTCCCAATTGTACTTGAGCAAACATCCCGCGGCGAACGCAGTTATGATATCTATAGTCGGCTGTTGCGTGACCGTGTAATTCTCCTAGAAGGGGAAGTTCATGACCAAATGGCAAATCTGATTGTTGCTCAATTACTTTACCTTGAAAGTGAAGATAGCAATAAGGATATTAATCTTTACATTAACTCACCGGGTGGATCAGTTACCGCAGGTATGGCTATCTATGATACTATTCAATTTATTACACCTGATGTTTCAACCATTGTTATGGGACAGGCATGTAGTATGGGTAGTTTGTTAGCACAAGCAGGTGCTAAAAATAAACGGTTGATTTTACCTAATGCTCGCCATATGATTCATCAACCAAGCGGTGGTGCACGTGGTCAGGCTACTGATATGGAAATTCAAGTAAAAGAAATCCTTGAAATGAAGCGTAATCTTACCAACATCTATGTTAAACACAATTCAAAGGGAAAGACTTTTGAGGAGTTGACTAGGGATATGGAACGAGACCGATTCATGTCCGGTGAAGAAGCGGTTGAGTATGGACTAGCCGACCGTATCATTGACAAGCGGCCGTAAATTTGACAATAAATGGGCAGTGATGTATAATGAAATTATACGCTAAGAAAACGGAGAAACAAATGGAATTTGAATCAATTGTTGTCAACACGATCAAACCATTGCTGGGCTCAGGAGAGCAAGTAGATTTCAGTTATGGCACACTGTTCGTAAATTGTGCCGAAGACACAGCCCGTTGTATTTTTCACACACTTTGTGACAACTTCGGCGGAGTCAACAAGGTCCGCATCAGCAAGTGTGGTGAAGAATTCGCCTTCGATTTTGTCGCTTGACAATAAATGGTTTTGGATCTATAATACTTGTATTGAATCAACAAAAGGTCACAAAATGACACAGTTTATTGCTAAAGGTTACATTGAAAACGGTGACTCAGCCATTCTTTGGAGAATGGCCGACTATCACTATCAACTGGAAGTTGGGTTTGGAACACCTAGACAACGGTCCATTGATTTGACGGATACCGAGTACTACGATGCTTATTGTATGTTGCAGGCAATTTGTATGGATAAAGTGGAAGTTGTTGCGTAAAAACAACATTACCAAAGGTTGACAATAAATCAGGTTCCCTGTATAATAGAATCTTAGACAGTTAAACAACGGAGTTCAAAATGCGTACACCAACTATCATCAACGGTCTGAAAAACTCTCAAAAATTCCGTGTGATTTTCAAGGGCGATGGCTCTGAAAATGACGTTGGACTTTACATGACGGTAAAGCAAATGTCTGAAATGTTTGCTACGACCAACGCCCGCTCATTGTGTTATGAAGCCCTTGAGATGTTGGTTTCTGAGCGCAAATATATGAAAACCATTGTAGGGCTTGGTACTACAATCCGTGGTAAGCAAATTCAAATCGACCTTATTTAAGGTCTTAACTTAAAAGGAAATTACTATGTCACTTAAACTTAAAGCTTTTTTGCAATTGGTTGGAATTTTGGCGACAAGCCTTACCGTTGCCTTATTGCTGAACTTGGTTACAACATATATCTCTAAGGAAACCGTTATCACCCTAATTGAATTTGGGTTAATTGGTGGACTGTTGTATATGGTATACACTATTATCCTTTCCCGTCTTGAATACGAAGAACGGATCAAATCCTTGGCCCAAAACTTGGAGAAAGTTTGACAATAAATGAGTTTGGGCGTATAATAGAATCTTAGACAGTTAATTAAAGGACTAGGAAATGGCTACTCGCTCTACAATCGCTCTAGAATTTGCTGATGACACCGTTGGTCAGGTCTATTGTCACTGGGATGGTTACCTGAGTCACAACGGTACGATTCTGTTGGAGAATTACAGCGACCCGTTCAAGTTGCGTGACCTGATCGATCTCGGTGACTTGTCTACCTTGCGTACTCAAATTGGTATAAAGCACCCCTTCAGTATGTTTGAAGCAAAAATGACACAGGATGAGTATGCTAACCTGTATCGTGACATGTGTACCTTCTATGGTCGTGACCGTGATGAGAACGATACTCAGGCCAAGTACTTTGATAATTTTGAAGACTATGCCGCTAATCACCAAACAGAGGAATATGAATATATTCTTCGTAAAGACGGTCAATGGTATGTTGACCAAGGTAATGGGTTTGAATTGTTAAGCGAGGTCCTTGTCAAGGAAGCGGCATAATGCTAGCAATGCAGGAATTGACAGTTTGGGATGGTAGTGTCCATCCCAATCATACTTATCTGTTTGACGGTGATAAGGCTGTTGCTTACATCAAGCAAGGTGAGACAACTCCTTTTTATTTTCAAAACCCGCTACGCATTGACAAGCGTGGGCGTAAATTTATTGCTCTTAAAACAAACCCTTTTAAGGTTATTAAAAGTAGCCTAATTGAAGTTGTTGGTAGCAAGGGTGATAAGTACTATGTTGACCCTGATGCTAAAACTTGCACATGCCAAGGATTTAACTTCAGAGGCAATTGTAAACACATTAAACTATAATGAAAGCATTACTTAAACAGTTAGTTATTATAGGAGTGTCTTTAGCACTGGGATATTGTATTTCGCAATTCTTGGTATCATCAGTGCATGAAAAAGTATATATCTGTGACTTAGCTGAGATAAGCATTGATTTCACCCCTGAAATGAGGAATGAATGCAGAAAATTAAGGTTGAATAAAAATGAAAATAGAACTAGCAAGTGACCTACATTTAGAATTTGGTCCATTAGAATTGCTTGGTGGTGATGTATTGATCCTTGCTGGTGATATTTGCGAATACCGTACCTTTAAAAAAAGAAAATCATTTGTTACTGATTTCTTTGAGAAAGAATGTGCCAAATATGCACAAGTGTTTATGGTTAGTGGTAACCATGAATCTTATCATCACAGACTAGATAAAACCCACGAAGACTTTAAAGCAATATTGCCCAGCAATGTAACACTATTAGAAAATGAAACTGTAGACTATAACAATATAGTGTTCATGGGCGCTACTATGTGGACTGACCTTAATCAGAATGATCCTGTTACTGAGATGACAGTTAAGGACGGAATGAATGATTATAGGGCGATACAAAACTATTATGCCGACAAAAATTTATACCATAAATTAACACCTGATTATACCTACAAATTACATAAAAACACTATAGACTATTTTAAAAATACATTGGCTGAATATCAGGATCGTGATGTAGTAGTTATTACTCATCATGCCCCATCATATCAAAGTATCCATGAAAGATATAGTCATAATCATCATATGAGCGGTGCTTATGCAAGTGACCTAAGTGAATTTATATTGGATCATCCACAGATTAAGGTTTGGTGTCATGGTCATGTCCATGACTTTTTTGAATACCGCATTGGTTCTACTAGAGTAGTTTGCAATCCTCGTGGTTATGTTGGCTATGAGGCTAGCACATACGATTTTCAATTATATGATTTGGATATTTAAAGAATAAATTATGGATACTAATGTTAACGAAATCCTCTTGATTATGCAAGAAGAATGTGCTGAAGTTACACAGGCTATCAGCAAATGTTTTAGGTTTGGTTTAGATAACCACAAACCAGGTAAGCCTAAAACTAACAAAGAACACTTAGAAGAAGAATTAGGTGATTTGGTAGCAATGATTACCCTATTAGAAATGAATGGTGTGGTTAGCCAACATAATATAGAAAAGGCCAAACTAGCCAAATTTGAAAAACTAAAAACTTGGTCTAATATCACACTTACTAAATAATATCATGTCAGACGATTATTTTTTTATAATATATATTTTTGCCTTAGGTTTTATTATCGGTTCATCATGGACGAAACACCGAATCAAAAAAGAATTAATTGAACACGGTATACTCAAAGATAAAAACACAAAAACAGAAAATGTTCCTAAACTAATTACCGAAATTCATAATAACATGATTTATGTTTTTGAAAAAGGTACAGATACATTTGTCTGCCAAGGTAAATCAATTGAAGAATTAGCTAAAAAGATATTTAAACAAAATCAAATTCAACTTGCCATAGTAGAACATGATTCATCTGTGTTAATGTTTATCGAAGGAAAGGTTACAAAACCATAATGAAAATTAATATCGGCAAATATCCCAAAAAAGGCAATAACCGAAAAATAGACATAAAGATTGAGCAGTTTGATACTTATAGCATGGATCATACCCTTGCTTTAATTATACTCCCAATGCTATTACAATTAAAAGCCACAAAACACGGAGTACCCCACGAATTTGCTGAAGTCGGTGGTGAAGATTATAATTCCCAAGAATGCTTTGACTTTTACAGGGAAGATTACGCTGAAATGTTTAACAAAAAAATTCTAGAATGGGATACCGTTCTTGATAAAATGATTTGGAGTTTTCAGCAACTTGCGATAGAAGATTATGAATCTAAATACCATCATGGTAAGGTAGAGTTTAAATGGGAAAAAAGTGGTACAAAAATGCTTAACCCAGTAACAGGAAAGATGGAAACTACTTTTCAGATGGTTGATAAAAATCCCGACGAGCATTGGTTTGATCATGAGGGTTTGGAATTACATAATAAACGAATACAAGAAGGTATCGACTTATTTGCAAAATACTATAGAAACTTGTGGGATTAAAATGAATTTCATCGCCGCAGGTCTAGAACAATTAACTAGCAACAATAGTAAACAGATAAGTAAAAAGCAATACGATCTATTTTGCAAAGAGTTTGTTTTTGAAAAACTTAAGGGTATTGGTTTCGCAGAATCCTTTTGTAAAAAGTTTAAGTTAAATGATACCTTTTTAAAAAATTTAAGTGACGAAACAGCCAAATATCATATTGAAATGTTGGGATATATTAAATGACTCACCTTGTAACTGAAAATTGTATCAAATGCAAACATACAGATTGTGTTACTGTTTGTCCTGTAGATTGTTTTTACGAAGGTCCTAATTTTCTTGTAATCAATCCTGATGAATGTATTGACTGTGGCGTATGCATACCCGAGTGCCCTGTTTCCGCAATTGTAGAGGATACTGATAAGAATTTAGAAAATGTAAAGTTTTGGTACGACCTTAATACAAGACTTGCAGAAAAATGGCCTAGCATTACTAAACGAAAAGATCCTCCACCAGATGCAGAAGAATGGAAAGACAAGCCTAATAAAATTAATTTACTTGAAGAATGATAACCGTTACTGAATATGCATTCAGAACCGATATTACTGTACCATATGGTTCTTTAAATCCACTATTAGAATGGTGTAAAACGAATTGCAAAGACAAATGGGGCTGGCATATGGTATCACCATCAGGTGAAAAACCTGGCTTATATAAATTTCATTTTGTAGACCAATCTGATCAAATAAACTTTATTCTGTGGCAGAAATGATATACTATACCTTTTACGATATAAACAACGATTTTTCAGAATTGTCCAATGACCGTGTTATTAAAACCAAGTTTAAAATTACTTGGGGGCATCATATGATGCTGGGATTTGAAGATGATGCTGATGAGAAAATGCTAGGATATATTGTAATTAAATACGGGGAAATGATCCGCGATCCTATTGAATTTGACCGCACACCAATCCCCGATGTAGATTATTTTCCAAAACGAAAAACTAAGACATAAAAGGTATCCACATCCAAATACCCTGAGTCATTAATACTCCTGCAATAGTTCCTACACCAATGCTGGCCCAAAACAATATCATATTAACTGCAAGTATACTAGCGGTTAATAATACTATTGCTATTTGGAATGCAGAACCTGCAAAAGTTAGCCAAGGACTTCTTTTACGAATTTCATCACGCTCGGCTTCTAATGCCCGAGCTTTAGCCATTAACTCTTTTTTACCCTCTCCCTTTTCAGGGTCGCTTTCATAACGATCTATCTTAGCTTGAAGTTTGGTAGCCTTGTCAAATTGTTTTTTGTATTCTGCATCATCTCTAGCCATTTCAGCAAGTGTCTGTTTGATACTTTTTGCTTGATAAAAAGCCCAAGTGTCATTGGCTTTAATGGTATTGTTTAGGACCTTACTAGAATTATTACCTGCAATATAAGTATTGATAGCAAGTAATGCTGCTAATACGGTAATTACCCATCCTGCTTTATCTTTAATATGTGCTTCACGTTCTGATCTTGATTCTTTTTTAACTTCTGCCATATAGCCTCCTTGTTGTATATTATTTATATTAATCAATAAATATATGTATGCCCGATATCTTTCAACTTATTAGCGAATTAGGATTTCCTATTGCAGCTTCCTGCGCCTCGGGATATTTTGTTTTCCTCACTATTAAGTTTATTCTAGCAGGAGTTACTAGTAGTGTTAACAGTATGAATGCTATTGTTAAAGGATTGGACGATAGAATTGATACTATGACTGACGAATTACAAAGACTAGATGTTAAGATTAGCCAATCACTGGGACTAGATCCTGATTACGAACGCATTGCTAGAGCAGAACGAGTAGATCATAGGAGAGACTAATATGGAAAATATTAGTGATTTGGTTAATAGATTTGGATTTCCTATTGTAGCAGCAGTAGGATTAGGTGGCATGACTTACTATGTTTGGTCATGGGCGACTAAAGAAATTAAACCGGTTCTTAGTGAAGCAAGTGCTACACTAGTGGCTTTAATTGATAGAATTCGTGTATTAGATAATGATTTAATCAGGTTAGATCAAAAAGTTCAAACAGTAACTCAACTACGAAAATCAGCATTGGATACTGAACATCATATTGCACATACACTAATTAATAAAAAACCAACAGAATTAATCTTAGGTAAACAGAAACTCAATAAACAAGATATAAATAATACATCTGAGACTGACCAATGAAGATAATTGAAATATTAAAAGAATATGTAGATGATGTATCAAAATTAGTAATATTTGATATTGACGATACTCTTGTGCATACCCAAACTAAAGTCCATGTTATCAAAGATGGTAAAATAGTTCGTAGCCTAAACAGCCACGAGTTTACACATTATAAATTGAAACCCGGTGAAAAGTTTGATTTTGGAGATTTCACTGATGCTAAAGAATTCTTTGACAATGCTAAGCCAATTATTCCTATGATGGATCAACTTAAACAAGATATTGCTACAGGTAATAAAGTTGTTATGGTAACTGCTAGGTCAGATTTTGATGATAAAGAATTGTTTTTAGATACATTTAGAAAATATGGGGTAGATATGAATAAAGTACATGTCTACCGTGCAGGAAATAATAAAGATAATATAAAGATTGACGAAAAGAAAAAGATTATTATTAGAAAGTTATTAGATAGCGGTAACTATAGCAAAGCGATTATGTATGATGATTCTATTCCAAATTTAGATAGTTTTGTCACACTTAAAAAAGAATACCCTGATACTAAGTTTTACGCTTGGAGTGTGAGTTTAGATGGTAAAGCAGGAGAGTATCAGAGAACCAACGAAAACATGCGGAGAATATAATGAGCGACTTTAGAAATTTATTAAACATTGTAGAAGAACTAAGTGAGCAGGACAATGTTGAGCTTCATGACAGTTTTGATATTGAATTATCCGAAGACTTTGTAATAGAAACCGGAGTAATCGGATTTACAAAAGACGGGATAGTACTTGAAGCCGATGAAGAAACATTTAAATTACTTACTAGTAAAAAACTATTAAGTGAGGCTCCTAATCGTTTCAGACCATCTACAAATCCACATCGTTATGATAGTGATCAAGATTACTATGATGCAGTAGATGACGCAGAAGCATGGGACCGCGCACAAGACAGCGATGATGCAGAAGCATATTATGCGGATCAGGCAGATCAAAAAGCCTATGATGACGATATGTATCAAGAAGGTATGGTACTAGGTTCAGGGTCGGATGCTTCTAGTGCGGGATCATTTAAAATGGGTGAAGATGAAATGGATGAGGCCAAATATCAGGGCCGTGAAGTTCCATTAGGTAAACCAATGCAGGGTGATGTAGCCAAGTCTAAAGTCTATGTAAAGGGTCCAAAGGGTAATGTTGTCAAAGTTAACTTTGGTGACAAAAACATGCGTATTAAAAAGAATATACCCGGACGCAGAAAATCATTTAGAGCCCGTCATCGTTGTGAAAACCCTGGACCACGTTGGAAAGCTAGATATTGGTCATGTAGAGCATGGTAAATTTTTTATACACCGTGCTAGATGCTAAATATTGTACAAACAATTTCTAAATTAATACATGGCCAAAAAACCCGATCTCGTTACCAGATACGAGGTGATTACACAAGAAGACCCGAGTACCGGGGATCTAATATTGCCTATTCCACAACCCGTACTAGACCGCTTAAATTGGAAAGAAGGGGACTCCCTTGATATTAGTCTTGATAAAGACGGCAAAATTTATTTGAAAAAGATTTAATGTACATACAAAATAACACAATGATAACTAACACTACCACAACTCCAAATACCGTTACCATTACCACTCCAAATACTGTTCCAAATTATGGGTATTATACAACCGCCCCAAATACTATAGGAGGCAATCCTATTTGGACTATTCAGCCAAACACTACTACTAATAACCAGTTAACAGTGAAAGGTGATGCTGAGTTTGAGGGTGAAGTTACTATTAAAGGTAAAAGTCTATTAGACGCTATTGAAAGCTTAGAGAAACGATTAGGTTTATTACATCCAAACCCAAAACTAGAAGGTAGATGGGAAGAATTAAAAGAATTGGGCGAGCGCTATCGTGCTTTGGAAAAAGAAATCCTAGAAAAAGAAAAGATGTGGACAATTCTTCAAAAGTGACGGTTGACATTTATTCCACTTTATCATATACTACTAGTATCGTAACTTATATGATACCAGTATGACTATGCATCTAGCACACCCTGCTCTTACCTCCCTAGGAAAACGCAAGGGTAAACAAAAATTCCGTAATGCCGATGAAGCCCGCAAGGCTAGAGAATTAGAACAAGAGTGGGCAAAAAATAAAGCTAAATGGGACGCAATGCTAAAGCCTGTTGCTAAAAAAATTAAAACACAGGCTCCTAAACTAAGTCCTACTATCGCTAGAGAAACTCCACACATCCCTAGCCTTAATTTGGGTATCACAGGTGCGGTAACCTGTGCAAAGACTCCAATGTATACAGGTGACAAAATTATTGGTATTGGTACAATGCATAAATCTAACGCAGTACCAATCTTTAATACTGAGCAGGCAAAAGATATTAGCACTATGCGTAGAAATTAATATGGCTAAAGAAGATACTATTAAAATGGAGGGCGAAATTACAGATGTTTTGCCCAATGCGACATTTAGAATATCATTAGGCACTGGTAATAAAATACTAGGTTATATTTCAGGAAGAATGCGTCAAAACGAAATTAAAATTTTGTTAGGCGATACAGTTGAAGTAGAACTAAGCCCATATGATCTTACTAAAGGCAGAATAATCAGACGAAAATAATGTAACAACTATCTTCTGTATTGTATAAATACAACATGCGAGATATTATTACATTACTTGAGGAAAAAACTAAACCTCAAGACATAGAAATTATTCCGTTGAATTTTACAGACAGCGAGGTTAGTCCTGTGCTGTCTAAAGCCACTATAGACCTTCATTATGGTAAGTTAGCGCAAGGTTACGCTGAACGCTATAACAAAAAAGAAGGTGATAGAGATTTCAACTATGCAGGTGCTTTCCTGCATAATACATTGTTCCCACAATTCCGTGAAGTAAGAAACAATAACAACCCCAACGGCCCTATGCTAGGATTCGTCAATAAACATTTTGGCGACTATGATAATATGAAATCTGAGTTTGAAACTGAAGCCATGAAGATACAGGGTTCAGGTTGGATATATCTATCTACTGATGGAAAGATTAAAACGATTGCGAATCATCAGGTACGCAACGATATATTATTGTTAATTGACTGGTGGGAACATGCTTGGATTTTAGATTACGGCAGTGATAAGAAAAAATACTTAAAAGAACAATGGAAGATTATCAACTGGAATGTGATTAACACAAGATGGGGGAAATCATTATGATTACAATTACAGAAAACGCAACAACAAAAATTAACGAATTAATATTAGAAGAATCTGATCCAACAATCAAATTACGCATGTATGTACAAGGTGGTGGATGCAGTGGATTTAGTTATGGATTTACATTTGATTCAGAGCAAAACGAAGATGACTTTACCTTTGAAGTAGGTAAAACCAATCTACTAGTTGACAGTATGAGTTTACAATACTTAGAAGGTGCAGTAGTAGATTACAAAGAAGATTTACAAGGATCACGATTTTCTATAACGAATCCTCAAGCTACAACTACTTGCGGATGCGGGAGTTCTTTTAGTGTATGATAAATAGTACTATAAGGATTATATATGGCGATTTCGGGGATACAGGTAATCAATATTGGGCTACAAAACGAATCTGCAAATAGCGATTCGTTATATACCGCCTTTAATAAAACAAAAACTAACTTTGCTACATTATTTGGGAACGCTAGCCCATATAATACCTATACCGGCAATTTAGGAATTACCATAGATTCAAACTCTACTACTGGTGTAGTAGATGTATTAAACACCGGCGTTCTGTCATTAACCGCAGGTAATGGAATAGTATTAAGTGGTAGTAATGGTAATGTCACTATAGAATCAACTGGGGGAGGAAACGGTGGCGCAGGAACTGTTACTAGTGTTAGTGTAGTTGGTGCAGCATCTAATGCTAGAATTACTACTAGTGGTGGCCCTATTATTAGTAGTGGTACAATAACTCTAGACTTAGCAACCACCGGCGTAATTTCAGGTAGTTATACATATCCAACCGTAACAGTAGATACATACGGAAGAATAACAAGCATAGCCAATGCTTCATCAGTTGGCACAGTCACTAGTGTAGGACTTAGTCCAGGTTTTGGCATTCAAGTAACAGGAAGTCCTGTTACTACCAGTGGCACAATGACTATTACTAATACTGGAGTTACTAGACTTAGCGCTGGTACAGGAATTAGTTTAAGTGGTAGCAATGGCAATGTAACAGTTTCTACTACAGTGGGCGCTGGCACAGTGACCAGTGTTGGAGTGTCCAGTTCTTCATTAACAGTATCAGGTAGTCCTGTTGTAGCCGCAGGTACAATTACAGTTGATTTACCATCTACTGTTACAATGTCTAATGTAATTATAACAGGTCAATTCTTAGCAAATGGAAGTGAAGATTTAGCAAATGGCGCTGCTGCAAATCTATCCATAACCGCTAGTTATTTTAGTACCGCTGCTGCTGAAACAGCGACCGTAGCGGCCGGTACTGCAGGGCAAATAAAGACATTTATGATGGTTGCTGATACCGGCGACATGGTTATCACTGTAACCAATGCAGGATGGAAATCTTCGGGTACAGGCACAATGACATTTGGAGATATAGGAGATGGGTGTACGCTACAATACATAAACAGTAAATGGTTCTGTATAGGTAACAACGGCGTAGTATTCGCATAACACGGAAAATAACATGACAACAATAACGATACCACAATTACCAACGATATCAAATGCTAATATATCAGCATCAAGTATTTTACCTATAGTTGACACTACTGGCGTACCTCAAACAGATAAAGTAACAGTAGGCAATCTTGCTAACTTTGTATTAACTCAAGCAGGCAATCTATTAGAGAATGCATTACTGTCAACTTATGCTGAGTCTGTTACAAATGCTGCTCAACCAAATATTACTAGTGTAGGTACATTAACAGGAGTAACTAGTACAGGGACCGTTAATTTTACCAGTGCTAGCAATGTCTCATTGGGTCCTGTAGGTAATGTAAAGATTAGCGGTGGAATTAGTGGACAGATATTAAGAACAGACGGTGCAGGAAATTTAAGTTGGGTTTCTGGTGGAGGCGTAACTGGTACTATTACATTCGCTAATGCTAATATATCAACTAGTTCTCTTAATACAAATATTATTATCACAGGCAACGGCACTGGTGAGATTAATCTTAGTTCAAACAGCCATGTATGGAATTTTGGAAACGATGGTAATTTATTAACTCCTGGCAATTTGATAGGTCCAGCAAATGCTAATTTTAATATATTTTCAAACGCAGGTGTTCATAGTTTCACTTTCGGCGATGATGGTACATTTTATGCCCCAGACAATGTAGTATTAGGTGGAACAAGTATTGCAATTGGTCCAGGTGCTGATGCATTAGTTGAAGAATTAACTAATGCTGTACTAGTAGCAAGTAGTGACCTTGACGCATATATTCAAGCAGTTATTAATAATGTATCAGATAATGGTAGTGCTGATTGGGTAGCCCTAGGTCATTTAGGCAATAATGAGTATGGTTGGGCAGACATGGGCTTTAATAGTTCAGGATTCGGTGATGCTAATTATACTATAACTGGACAAGGTGATGGCTATTTCATAGTACAAACTTATGCTAGTGGACAAGCCCCGGGTGGACGTGGTGGTAATTTAGTATTAGCGACTGGCGCTCAGGGTACTGTTAAAGATATTATATTTGCTACTGGTGGGTTTTTAACCTCAAATGAATTTGCTAGAATTAGTCACAGTAATAATGCACTTGAATTTTATGATGGTGGCAATATTTTTGGTGCTAATGTTGTTGAAGCAAACACATTTTCAGGCACCGTGGTTGCGTTCTCTTCACTTCCTGCTGCAACAACAGCCGGGTTAAGAGCATTTATCAATGATGCTAATTTAGTGGCTGCAGGTAATTTTGGATCAACAGTGGGTAATACAGGGTCAAATACAGTACCAGTTTACAGTGACGGGACAAATTGGCGTATAGGATAACTTAAAAATTAACTCCAATAAAAAAGCCCGCAAGGGCTTTTTTACATTTTACCACTAAATAGTAATATCCGGAGACAACAAATAATGACAATAAAAAGAACGCCATCCGTTATTGGACCAACAGACCCTGATGTAGCTAGAAAACTACAAGCCAATTTAAAACAAGCGGCCGTCATAGCAAATGGAAGACCCACTGTATCTCAGTCTGAACTTATATTACCATCAACGACTATAAGAACGAGTCCAACCTCAATAACACTTAATACTAGCGCCAATAATCAGCCTAGTGACACTGTAACCGTTTATCCTTCTTCCGGTAATGTATATGTTAGCAGTATAGATCAAACTATACAACAAAATATAGTAAACCAAACAGGTGTCTATTCAATTATTGCAGGAAATGGAGTATCAATAACTAGTACAGGGGTCAGCGGTACAGGGAATGTCACTATAAATTCATTGACTAGTGGTAACACAGGCAATATCACATTTAGTGGTACTACTATGACAGGACCTGCAGGCTCTAGTGACAGTTACAGCATATATATTCAACCATCTGCTGATTTTACTAATGCTTTACAGATTTATCCAACAGCAGACAATGATATTCATTTGTTTGAAGCATCGGGTAATGCTATCACATTAGGAAATTATGGTGATAGTCAAATATCAGTTTGGGGACCAAATTCACCTAATGCTAACATTACTCTACAGTCTAATGGCAATACATGGAATTTTGGAGAAGATGGTACCTTAACATTACCTGCTAATGCATTTAGTGTTAACTATGCCAACGGTACACAAGTACCATTAGGTACTCCGGCTGGAAGTTCTGGTGCAGCACAGTTCAACTGGCAAGGAAATTTCTCTAATCAAGGCGGCACACCCGGAGATACCTATAGTACACTACAGTTTGACAGCAATGGTATGCCAACATTGAATGGAACCAATGCATATCAACAAAGAGTTGACAATTCACCTTATATGCAAATACTTGCGCCTAGAGTAGAGAGCACCGATTTTGGAATTGTTGCTGGACCTGGACTAACAGTAGTCGGATACGATGACACCTACAATACACCACGCAGTGCTTACTTGTCAGTGCAAGATCAATCCAATGCTACCCAACAATGGGATTTTGGTATTTTTGGAAACGGTGATAATAATTTTGTTGTCAGTGACAGAACTAACAGCAATCAATGGGCATTTGGCACAGATGGTAACTTAACAGTACCGGCCGGTATACTAGGTGCAGGCAATTTAAAACTTTCTCCGGATTCTACTAACGCTAATGCTTATTTGGATATCTATTTAACCGGAGGTCCAGACATTCATATTGCCGGCAACGGTGAATCTATTATTCTAGGAACTGATGCCTATGCTAATGTCATGGTCAATGTTAATGGTAATGTGTATATACAAGCAGGTAATGCCGGTGGCACAAAGACTTGGAACTTTGACACAAGTGGCAACTTGGCATTACCAAATGGTGGTATCATCTATGAAACTAACATTCCAGGTGGAGTATTAACTGGCAATACTATTGTTCTAAAACCACAGGGCGGCATTAATTCTGACCAACAGTTGCTTGTTTATCCAACAGCAATTGGTTCTGACTTTAATCACTTACATTTGACTTCAGGTAATTTATACAATACTGAACTATTCTTAGGTAGTGATGACTTATATGTAAAATTGGCTAACACTGGAAACGTTATTATCAATAGTAATGATGGTACCGGAAACAGTGGGCAATGGAACTTTGATTACACAGGTAACTTAACACTACCTGCGAATGCGTTTGCTATCAATTACGCTAACGGTTCTCAGGTAGCGTTGTCATCTATTGCTAACGGTAATAGTAATGTCAATATCCCTGCAGCAAACGGCAATGTTAATATCTCTGCTGTCGGTAATACTACTATGGTTGTTACTGGAACTGGTGCTAACATCACCGGTAATCTTACTGTAAGCGGAAACATACTGAGTAATTATACATTCTCTCAAAGTGGTAATACCAGTGCGTATGCAACCAAAAGAATTTTACAGTATGTTCCGGGCACAGGCGCTGTCACATACAGCAACGATATAGATGCATCAAGCATATACATTACAGGATATGCAATAGAAATTCATGTTAGCCCGAGTGCCCTTAATGATACTGGTAACGGTACTATTGGCACCCCAGTTAAAACTATTGCTAGAGCTAAAGCATTATTGGCGGAAGCCTTTGAAACATCATCGGCGGGACAAAGAAAAACAATTGTATTGCATCCTGGTGATTATGTAGAAAACGTAACCATTGATACTCAATACACTGTTTTAACCACACATGAGTTAGTGGGTAAAAATACAACGCTTAGTGGTACATTGACTGTTACAACAGGATGTACTATTGATGGGCTGAAGATGAACAATCTTGTTATCTCGGCAACTTCCGCAACCGGGTCAGTTGATTTAATTGGTTGTACAGTGACAGGTGCAGTAACTAAAACATCTTCAGCATATACAAATTTTAGAGGATGTGATTTATCTTCTGCTACATTAAACATTACTGGTACAGGAACAACAGTTTTAGTTGGTGGTAATTATTTTACGCTTACTGTAAACAATGCCGCAGCCGGCGTTTTGGCCAAAGCAGTTGTTTCAATGGGCCCGGTAACTTTGACGGCAGGAACACTACAACTTTCTGACACGCTGGTCTATGCTGCTGCTAATACTGCTAATGCCATAACGCAAAGTGCTGGTTCAGTGTTAACATTAAACAATACCCAAACATTGATACCTGATCTCACAAACGTAGCAAGAAATAGTTTTGGTGGATTCTATTCTATTATAAACGCTATTTATGATAAAGTAAATTCTACATTTGGTGGTACATCATTAAACTCAATCGTATACAGTCAGTATATCAATTCTGATACCTTAACGACTACTGGTAATGCTAACGTTGGTAATTTGGGCACAACAACTGCAATCATTACAACTGGTAATATTACAACTATTAACAGTGGTTTATTACAGAATGGTAATTCAAATATCACTATTACTAGTAACGGTAACATCTCGTTGTCGGCAGTAGGATCTCCTGATGAAGTTATAATTACTGCAACCGGCGTAAATGTAGCAGGTACATTAAATGCTAATGGTAATGCTAACGTTGGCAACTTAGGTACAGCACAAGTTCTTGCTACTGCCAATATCACCGCGCCTCAACTAATCTCAAATATTGCAACTAGCACTGCTCCGTTGGTAGTAACAAGTACAACTCGTGTTGCAAACTTGAATGTTGATTATGCTAATGTTGCTGATTTTATCACTGTAGCTGCCGGTACAGGAAATAACTTCCTTATCTTTGCAAATGCGGCAACAGGAAACATATCGGAACTAACAAGCACAGGCCTCACTGCTAACCTTTCAGCTAACTCTATTACAGCAACTACATTTATCGGTGCATTAGCAAATGGTAATAGTAATGTCAATATTGCAACAGCAAATGGCAATGTTACTATAGCAGCAGTTGGCAATACAACTATGACAGTCACTGGTACTGGTGCTAACATCACTGGCACATTGAATGTTACCGGTAATATCACAGGTAATACAGCCGGCTTTGCTATCGGTTACTTGAATATTCCACAAGTTGCTGCAAGCAATACTACAATCGCATTAACGGATGCAGGTAAGCACTACTACTCAACATCAGCTGGTAACTTCACATTAACTGTTCCAAATAACACAACTACATCATTCGCAACAGGTACAGCAATCAGTATTGTTGTTCAATCTGCTGGCAATGTCTTAGTCAATGCCGCAAGTGGTGTAACATTGTATATGGCAGGTAACTCAACAGCGGCAAATCGTGTTGTAAGTAATTATGGTATGGCAACACTAATGAAGGTTGCAACTGATACTTGGATGATTAACGGTACTGGGGTAGCATAATGAGTGGAATTATGCAAGCCACTATCGGTAGTTGGAAGTCTCTTTCTACTCCGCCGGTATTAGTCTATGATTTAGATGCGGCAGACTATTCGGCTGTTCCTGTAAATGGTTCTACGGTGGCTGGCACAGGTGCATATACTATTACTGTTGCTAATGCCGGTTCAAGTATTTCTTGGCAAGCCGACAGCGGTGGATTATTTAGAAAAAGCACCTCGCTAGGAACAGATTTCATGTACGGCGGACCCAACTGGGTCACAGGACAAAGTTACTCAGTATTCATGGTTTACAGACGCATAGCCACATCATCCGGACGACTGCTGAACACACAAAGTGAAGCCAGTAAAGACTGGTTGTTAGGGTTGTACAACGGTAATCCCAACGCATTCTATCCCAATTTCTCAGTGAACTTGCCTTCATCAGGTGCTGATCTAGTATGGCGTTTCAATTGGGCTACATGGAATACCACAACAAGTTTGGGACAACTATACACTGCAACAAGTACTCAACCAACTGGTACATCATTCACCGGAACAAATGCCGGTGGTGGCGGTTTTAATCAATTACGAATGTTCAGCAGATCTGCAGGTTCGGAAGTGCAATCTGCTGATATAGGATTAGTCAAAGCGTACAACGGAGTGTTGACTTTAGCTGATATACAATCTCAATACGCTACATACAAATCAAGATTTGGGTACTAATATGATTAAACAAGATCCTCGCACAATCATAGACAGCAACACAGACCATACCTTTAGTAAACCAATTCATAGTGTTTCTTCTATTAAATTAGGTCCTAGGACACTTGCTGGTAAATACAACCTGCAATGGGCTCGTGATACGATTGATACAAGAGACTATGTTTACAATGCGTCCAATGTAAGAGTTTCATCTACGGTAGATTTAAGGCGGTATTGTAGCCCAATAGAAGATCAGGGCAATTTAGGCAGTTGTACAGGAAATGCTGTAGCAGGTGCGATTGAATTTCTTAACAAGAAAAATAATAACATGCTTGATGTAAGCAGGTTGTTTATTTACTACTATGTACGATTGATAGAAGGAACTGTTAATTATGATAGTGGTGCTTACATAAGAGATGCCATCAAAGCATGTTATAAATATGGTGCATCACTAGAAAGATTATGGCCATACAACATAATTAAGTTTAGGACAAAGCCATCGACTGCCGCAATCAACGATGGGCTAAGAAGAAAAATATCTAGATACGAACGCATTACCGATCAGTACACTGGATCAATTAATGCACTATCTAATCAATATCCTATAATAATGGGATTTGATGTATACAGCAGTTTTATCAGTACAGGTAGAACAGGAGTTATGCCTTACCCTAATACACGAACTGAAAGGTTGTTAGGTGGTCATGCTGTACTGTTAGTAGGGTATGATATGAATAGAGAGGCATTTATCGCTAGAAACAGTTGGGGCACTTCTTGGGGATTGAAGGGTTATTTTTATATGCCATTCCAAGTGGTTCAGGACACTACCATGAGCGATGACTTTTGGATAATAAAAACGGTTAACAACCCATAAAAAAAGCCCCTTATGGGGCTTTTTGTTTTGTGAACAAGTTATGCGTCGGGTGAATTTACCTCCTCCAAAATTTGTTCAGGGGTTACGGTTGCTTTTTTAGCACGGGCTTTGATTGCTGCCAAACTAGGTTTAGCCTTTTCAGCCTTAACCTTTACTTCACCTTTCTTAGATTCCTTGCTCTTATCAGCAAGACAATCGGCGATAGTAGCCTGATCACTAGGGCTTTGAAACTCGGCATGCTGAGCCAAATAGTTCAGTGCCTCAATTTTAGTCATCTCACTGGGCAATTCAACGAAGTCACACCGACTTGCTCCGCCCTTAGTGAATTGTTTGATGCGACGAACCATGTCATCCGTGAAACGGACCTTGATTGAATCGCCATGAACAGTAATACCCGCAACCTTAAAAGTCTGATTAGACATTGTGATTCCTTTAAATAAAGTAGGATTTAAAAATTAACACGGAGCAGCAGATTCGGAAATCAACTGATTACCATACATTGCCCGCAACATTTGATATGCGTTATAAGGATTATCTGCTTGAACGGTAACACGCATAAAACCACCGACAACAGTACGAACAAAAGCCCAGTAAGTATACATATCAGTTACTCCAAAGTAGAAAAACAAACAAAAAAACACTAGTCAAAATTAATGTTTCGATTGGGTAAAACATCAACATCAGAAGTCTAGTATACACCCAATCCGATATTTTGTCAAGCATAATCATTCCTCGTACCTGTTGTACTTTGGCTTACGCTTGTAGGAATCCTTACGCTTCACAGCCTTGGGCTTGAAGGGGGAATCCTCAGAGAAGAGGACAAAGTGTGCCCGAGTTTTGGCTCGGGGAACTTTGAACGAGATAGTTTCTTTACGCATGATCTGTGTTGCTAGTTGCTGACTCAATATAATAATTATATCACCACGGGTATTTATTGTCAACTTTTGGGAACGGAGAAAGTGACTTTTTTCACGGATTTGATGGTAAAACTACGCCACGCTTGGGCTTCCAAATCATAGACGGCTAGGGTGTTTTCTGACTTTTTCCGTTCAGTTTTGCCCTCAGTCACAGGAGAAGGGGGAAGAATCTCAGGATCAAGAGTACATTTCATCACCCGTTCGGATCCGTCTTTTTTGGTAAAGGTTACGGTTACTTCATTGGAGTGCAATGCTCCCTTTAGCCAAGTGGTAAAGGTTGTCCAATCATTTTCAGCCCAATCTTCAGTTGGATTATACGGATTCAAGGTGTTCCTCTTTCATAGTAAAAAATTGTCCAATTTTATGTTCTTCGGACCAACTCCTAGCATAGTCATTATCCTGATTGCATAATACTAATGCTTCTTCTTTGGTAATGACTCGGCTACTAACAATGTTCTCGCCAATATGGTGTTGGCTGAATTCTTTTGCCGCTTCCATAGATACAGTATCTAATGCCCATTCTTTTTTGTCATGTCCATAGTTATCGATTCCAACAGGAACTTCAACTAAGTACCGCATACGGAACATTGATACACATTCAACTAATACTAACTGCGTTTCTTCTGACATATTATTCCTTACAAAAATATTCTAATTAAACCAACAGAATCAATGGAGACAAGCAAGAGGTAGTTAGCGAGCATACCAAATGAGCGACGAGAATAAGCACACCAGGCATAGATAGAACAACCAGTAATCCAAGCAGGGTAAAGAGCCATAAGTGGAGGGTTTGGTACTGTTCCAGCCATCGCAATAGCGCACCCAATACTAAGAGCCCAAGCAACCAACTCCATAATAAAGCGTATACGATCTGATCGGTAATCATCTATAATCCAGTGTACTGAATTATTTATAGCCTCGTTCATGATTCTTTGGCTATCGCCATCTCCAAAATTTGTTCAATCATTTTATTCAAAGTGATATCACGCTTATGCGCTTCCATACACAATTGTAGCATAGTATCATCATCTAAGTCAAGAGGAACTGTCACTCGGTTATCAAAACTTAGCCCATTGAATATAGCATAAGCCTTTTCAAGCCAATCATCCGCAACTTCTAAATCACACCAATTGGTATCATCCCAAGCATTATTAGGGTCAACTTTTTTATCGGCTGATTCAGCATAGTATGCGTCTTTATATTCAGGATTAAGCCAACGATATGGTGTTAGCTTTTCGTCCTTAGCATTGACTGATGCTTCATATACCACTTGCGTTTTTGAATCAAATAACACACTAGCATGAGCATGGTCTGATTCATAATCCAAATACCTTGCGTTAGATCCATAGCACTGCCAATGATACTCACTACCACCGGTAATGCGGTTGTCTAATGCTTCGTTTATTTCACCTAGGTGCATAATTAATCCTTTCCTTTATGTTCGGGTTGTTCAACTTTAGTTTCAAATTTAGGTTCAATATATTTGTCCCATACCTTCTGTCCACTGTTCCATCCAAATACTGAGAAAAATCCAAATATTAGTGCGCTCCAAATCATTTAATATCCCCAAGAAAGTATACCACCAGTACCAGCCCAATAGTAATTATCACAACCAATTAATTGGACCGAATAAAATTCATTCATGTTTTACCTCTTTAGCAATTTGTTTGTAACCTGCCCAACTAGGGTGAATTTTATCTGGTTGTAGGCGAGTGATTGGCACTACAGTATCACCGTATAAGGCAGCTATCATTTTGACTATGCGTTGAATGTCTGGCTTGATTGCGGGCAATATCCAAAACACGCGGCCTGCTTGAACTTTTTCTCTTAAGCGTTCTAGTTCTTCTTGTGTTTTGATGCCTTTATGATCATTACTACCCAAACTGATAATCACCGTGTTGGCGGTGAGATCGTATTTTAAGTAGTCTCTATTCCATTGTGTAGTATTCCAACCGCCTTTACTCAATGACTCGCATGGCGCTACATGATGATATAGCCCTACTGCTATACTATCACCTAATACCAAACAGTCAATCATGCGTAGTTCCAAATGTATTCAACGCTGGATTCAACTGTTTAATCAATTCTGTTTCACGGGCATGGGCTGGGCCCTTACCACGAATCGTTTCTAAATGACCAAACACAAACGATTCAGGACCATATTCACGCAGTGCGCGGCACAGACCCCAAGTCTTGTTTTCTGCCATAGCCCGTTGTAGATGCTTCTGCATACGACGGGTAAGAGTGCGCCTGACGTTTCCGTTGTAGCACAGTGCAGTCAGACCAATGTACTGTTCTCCAGTACTAGTGTTCTGAATCATATAGATCAGATGATTACGATCTGTTCGGCGCTTGCGTGTTGTTGTCATCATGTATATATTATAGCAAACCGCCCATTTATTGTCAAGTGTTGTTTTATACAACACTTTCCCACTCTATTTGACTTTTTTCAGGTACTCTCTGCCTATTAGGCCTTGTTCAATTTCTTGCAATGCGGTAATAGCAGTTAGATTAGTTGTTTCAACTTTAGGTTTATAACCACGCTTTAATTCTCTTTGTCTTACAGCCGCAATTAAAATTAAATCATAACAATTACCAATTGCTTTAATAGCTTTTTCAGAACTAATTCTAGGCATATAATTTCCTTTTGCTTTATTTATTAAAAACTTTTTGTATTTTAATACCACATTTATTTAAAAAATATACCCCATCTTCAGATCGGTAATCTTCTCCGTAATAGACTTCAGATATACCTGCTTGATATATTCCTTTCGCACATTCTAAACACGGAGCATGAGTTACAAATAAAGATGCTTTATTACCTGATCCATTAGTTTTTGCTAATTTCATTAATGCATTCATTTCAGCATGTAATACTTCAGGTCTAGTTTTTAGTGTACAAGTATTATCTAATTCTTCACAAGGTGAAACAGGTATTTCATCTTCGCAATTGTTATCCCAGCCAGCAGGCGTACCGTTATAACCATAACTGATAACACAATCATCTTTTACGATAACTGCACCAACTTGTAGCCTACGGGCATAACTTAATTGGGCAACTCGGGTAGCCCAATCCATATATAGATTAATAAATTTTTGTTTCATTTGATGTTTGGAGCGGGTAGCGAGAATCGAACTCGCAAATAATCCTTGGCAAGGATTCAGGTTACCTTTACATCATACCCGCGCTTTCAATGTAGCATTTACTCTACGAACACTGTGACTAATACCACAATACTGTGTACACTTTGACATGACATTCCTTAAGTTATCGGTGCCATACCAAAATCTTTTCAAGTCACCGTATCTCTTTATTTTAAACCCAGGGAACTTATGTGAGAAGCATAAACGGGCAATCCCGTCCATATCTACCATAATATTTCTGTCGAAGGAATTACAAATCAATTTTTCAGTACCTCGACCATTCCACCCAATAACCGCATCGTTGTTTTTGTGAACACTACGATGGTACATCTCAACTGTTTCAATCCATTCAGGATCTAAACTTAGATTATACTTTTCATTACAAGCATTTAGTATTTTAAACAACCCTTCATGATCCCTAATGACATTGTTATCATAAAACTTGTCATCTCGCTGTTTGCCTTCTTTATCTAATAGTGTACCAAACATTGGTTGAAGCCAATTTAATTTTAACTTATCTGCTTTAAGGTCATTCAATACAAAGTCATAAAACTTATCTAAATCTCTGTAATTTTGCTCGCACATTATAGACATTGCGTATACAGGATTAGATTTGTTTAATTCTTTTCTCGCTTGAAGTAATAGACGAATAGCATTAACAGCCATGTCAAATGATCCTACCATGCCTCTAGTTGAATCATGTACTTCAGGTATGTAACTGTTTAGTGATATAGTAATCTCAGTTGGACCTTCAACGATTAACTTTTTAGCCATTGACAAATCAGTAACCATTGTACCGTTCATCACTGATAAACATCTTAGTCCTAATTGGCGACAATATCTAGTAATTGGCCAATATCTTTCAGGATTCATTAATGCTTCACCGCCACATATTACTACTGCACCATGTGGATTTAATTCATGAAATTCCTGAATAATATTCCCGCGTTCTTCTATAGTGATATGAGTAGGTAATACAACTTCTTCCCTAGTCCAATACATGCAGGTTTTACATTTTAGATTACATTGTAAGTTAGTATCTAAGAATAGAAATTTTGGCGGGTGATTCATTAGTCTATTTATGCAGGTTTATGCCCACTACTGTCAGCACCTGTTAATATCCAAGATTTTTCATGTCCTATTTGTATTGTAGGATCTCCCCATATAGTATAACCTAATTTTTTTACCCTATGACAAAATCCTGTATCTTCTGATAAAAAGGTTTCTCTTTCACTATCAGAAAATACTAGAGGTTTGAACCACGGGAATGTCAATGATTCAAATACACCCTTTTGAACACCCATGAATCCCATGCCAGTTGCTAATAATTCAATTCGCTCGCCATTAACATCTACCTCATTCCTAGGCATCCAATTCATTGTGTTTTTTTCTTTGCCTTCAACTGCCTGTGCGTATATTTTATTATTGTGTTGAATATAAAATCCAGTTACAATTTTATGTTCGGGGTTACTAATTAGTTTTTCTAAATCCTTAGGTGTCCAAACGCTATCACTATCAATCCAAACAATCCAATCGTATTTTACTTTTCCATTAAATGGCTTGAAATCTTTAGGAGGATATCCTGTTCCACCTAATAACCAATTACGGCAATTATAAATTACAGGTGTATAAGTAGTGCTAACATTAAATGCTATACCTTCTTTGTTTAACCAAGTAACGGTATTAGTCCAACATGTCACCCACGTTCTACTAAATGACATTCCAGGAAAACAAAATACTATATTCATAATTATTATTAATTTGGTGCCTCGTGACAGGGTCGAACTGCCGACATTCGCCGTGTAAAGGCGCTACTCTACCACTGAGTTAACGAGGCTTTTTTACTTTTAACCTTGACCTCTATATTTTTTAAAACTTCTTTTTTCTGTTTTATTTAGAGTGCTAGTCTTAACCTTTCCACCTTGACTAGTTCGTTTAACAACCGATTTTGTAGTACCCTCAGATGCCTTAGCCATATAATATCCTTTTTAAAAATGTACAGTATTTACTTAGAATACAGATACAGAAAAAAATATTAAGCTAGGTATTCGTAATTGACAGTTTCAGTGTTATTTCTGAAAACACTAGCTCCATTTTTTAAATGAAATCTGCGAGCCATTTCAGTTGGTGGACTTAGTGTTACAAAACGACTAATATGAGGTTTATTGGATTTAATATAACTAACAGCATTTAAAATTAAATCTCTACCAGCACCTGGCTTATAACTCCATATAGTATAGAATATAGCCATGTTAGGATTGCTATCATGATTGAACAATTCGCTTTCTGTTGTAGGTATTTGGTCTTGATAACTAACACAAGTAATTGCTTTTACTATGTTATTTTCATCTTTCAATACAAAGATATCTCTATTGTTACCTATTCTTATAGAATGAGGTATATTGGGGCGAACAGGGTCCTCAGCCAATTTAGTAAACAATTCGTCTTGGTCTGATTTAATCAAGTATAACATATTGCTATTTATTATATGTAGATATAAAAGATATATTTTGGTGCCCCAGGTCGGACTCGAACCGACACGCATTTCTGCACTGGCTTCTAAGACCAGCATGGCTACCGTTACATCACCGGGGCTAATATAATTGGAGCGGGTAGAGGGAATCGAACCCTCGTATGCAGCTTGGAAGGCTGCCGTTCTACCATTGAACTACACCCGCACTGTTGGTGGAAGCGGTGAGATTCGAACTCACGGACCCCTTTCAGGGCCTTTAGTTTTCAAGACTAACGCAATCGGCCTCTCTGCCACGCTTCCCTAATAAGGTGCTCTGCATCCCTCGGCGGTAATTATAGCGCATCAAGCATATGGACCTCAGAACAACAATTAGTTCTTACCACACACCATCACACACGCCCTCCACCCGCTCTCGACAGGGATCGTTATCGCATTGCCAGCGCCGGTTAGGTTAAACCGCATGTTACCATGTGAAGATATTACTCTTCAGAACCACCCGTACATATCACTGTACTTCATATCCTCTGGGTCAGAGTATCCGTTGATTAGACGGAACGTCTTGGCGGAGAGTATAGGATTCGAACCTATGCACCGATTTCTCAGCGACGGTTTAGCAAACCGTTGTATTAACCACTCTACCAACTCTCCAATCTTGGTGCCTCCGGAGGGACTTGAACCCCCAACCAACGGCTTATGAGGCCGCTGCTACTAACCGATTGAGCTACAGAGGCATATACTTGGTGCCCGGGGCCGGACTCGAACCGGCACGCCTTGTGAGCGAGAGATTTTAAGTCTCTTGTGTCTACCTATTTCACCACCCGGGCGTTAATTTTTAAAGAACTTCTAATTTCTCAGTGTATGTATACATTGTACACGACACCTGCATATTTGTCAATTATTTTAAGAGACTTTCTACCCGATCTAGAACTAGATCCCAATGCTCAGTAAACCTGTGACCACCGTTCTCCAAGATGGTTGTTGTTGCGTAAGGAAAGCCTTCTAGCATAGATTCATGGGGGATGACCTCATCATCTTTAGCGACAAACAAACTCACCAAACTAGGGGAATAGATTTCACGGACATGTTTCCGCATACTATCTAGTTTATCTAAATGTGCTATAGAAACAAGAAATTCTTCACCAGTATAATAGTTTTTGTTTGGTCCTAACTTCTCCTTAAGAGTCTCGCTGGGGGTAGAACTAGGATTAACTAACACAGCACAACTGTCATACAAGTGACCGAAATAATTTGCGTAAAATGCTCCTAGACTAGTACCAACGAATACCAATTTTTCGTTTGGTTCTCGGGATTTCATAAAGTCACAGACAATACCGTCGACCAACTCACCCACTAGATCGGGGTCAAAGGGCAGATCGGGTGCGATTACCTTATCGTCACCGAACCGTTTTCTGAGAGCGGTGACCTTATCACTAGTGCCTGAACTCGCAAAACCATGTAAGTAAACTATCATATTGACGCCCAAAAGTCACTGTCTGAACTATAGTATAGCAAACTATAGAATATTTGTCAAATTTTGGATACGATATTGTCAGGAAGATGCTTTAAATCAAAGCCTAAATTAGATAATTTTTCTTTACCATTTGGACTTAATTTGACAAATCCAACTATTATCTTTTCATGCGGTTCGCCCTGAATTAATCTAGTATAATGATATCCATCAGGATTTAAATCTAATATCTTTTTACCAGTTAAAAACTCAGCATATTTATTGTCAATTGGTTTTGCGCCTGCTTTAAGCATTAATTTTTCAGCAGGTCCGCTTACTTCTGCCCATGCTCTTTTTGTTTTAATGTCATCTTTTTTGAGCATGTTATAATCTTTTAATCCTTGTGCAGTGGCTTTATATTCACCTTCAGGATTAAGTTCTGTTTCAGTAGCACTAGCAATCATTTTAAAATTATCCGTATTAGATACTTGTTTATAAACACCTAATGCAGTTATATGATCACCACGGCGAACTACTTTCCAATAACCTAAATCATTTGCTAATTCTTCAGCACTATTAGCGCTTTTAAAGCCGCCAATCTTTTTATAACTACGCTGAAGCATATCCCATATCTTATCCGCATACTTCATTTTTTGTTCAGGAGTATGTAGATTAAGAACCTTTTCAACTAATAATTGATGATAACGCATCTAGTATTTATGCAATGCGGCAATATCATATCTACAATGGCGTTGTATAAATAACAATATATGAACAATATTTATTTAGTTACGTTTCCAGGTGGCGGTGGTGGTGATTTTTTATGCTCTCAAATTTCTAAAGACATTAATTTTTATCCATTAGAATCAAGCATGAATACTGCGACTAATACATGTGAGTTAGAGAATCCATTTTTAAAATGGAATATTGACCTAAAATCTCATCATAAATTTAAGGTTTTAGAAATTTCTGATGTTATGTTAAAAGAAATAGAATTATATTATAATGAAAAAGATTTAGTAGCACCTACTCATTTTTTCGGTAATCTTAGTGAAATTAAATTGCCTAGGCTTAAAGGAGTTCACCTATACACTAAACAATTTTTTCCCCTTTTCTATTTGTTATATTGGATAAAAAGATTGTCTGGCCCGAAGCACTTTATAGATAAAGAGACTTTTTTAAGAAAGGTAACAGGTGCTAGTAGCTTACCCAATGATGCATATGCTAAATTCTTTAGAGATAAAATAGCAGATAATATATTGGCAAATAGAAATTTTGTATATGATTTTGAACTAATAGCCGCAACTAGATTACTTGGTAATGCCATAGATTGCATTGAAAGGTTTTATAGATATTATTGTTTTATTTTTTCCTTTCCTAATCCTCACACCGTATCTAAAGATTGGATTCCATATAATATAGATAATCTCTATCTAGACCCAGTTAATAACTCAAAAGAATTTTGTCAACTGTTCAACATGGAAAAACCAATTAATCCCGAAATTATTGCATCATATTATTCCAAAAATTTACAGGTAATCGAAGAAACATTTGGCGAACCATATGAAGTTTTTATTCTCGGTGATTGGTTATCAAAATTAAAAAAATGGATTGAACTTAAATGTCCAAATTCATATTCAATTAATTTTTAATTTTTATAGGAAAATCAATGAACAATATCTATTTACTTGCATTTAATGGCGGATCAGGAGGAGATTTTTTATGCTCTCAAATCTCTAAAGATAGTGATTTTTATCCATTAGAATATAAAATTAATCCTATTACCAATACCTATGATTTAGAAAATCCATTTGCAAAATGGAATTTAAATACAAAAAACCAATTCATGCAAGATTTACTAGTTACTACCGACAATACATTAGAAAATATAGATTTACATTATAATGAAAAAAATTTAGTAGCACCTATTCATTTTTTTAGTTATTTTAATCAAGCGCATTTAGATACAATATATAGATTACCTAGACTTAAGATAATTAGAGTATATAGTAATCAATTAACTCCCCTTTTTTATTTATTACTATGGATAAAAAGATGGGTTCTCATACAAGAGTGTGAAAATAAAGAGATTTTTATTAGAGAACAAATTTCAACGTATACCTCTAAATTCGATATAGCTGCTAGAAATAAAATACTTGATAGCATATTTGCTAATAGAAATTATTATTATTCATTTGAAATTTTAGCCATGTCAAATTTATTTAATAATTCCACGGATTTTGTTAAGAATTTTTTTTTAAAAAAATATAATTATTATAATACCTTCGTTCAAAATAACACTGGTAAATGGATTCCATATAATATAGATAATCTCTACTTAGACCCAGTTAATAACTCAGAAGAATTTTGTCAACTTTTAAATATGGAAAAACCAATCGATCCCGAAATTATTTCAAACTACTACTTTAGAAATTTACAGGTAATCGAAGAAACATTTGGCGAACCATATGAAGTTTTTATTCTAGGTGATTGGTTATCAAAATTAACAGAATGGGTACAAATTCAGTGCCCAAATGCATATTCAGTCGATTTTAAAATTTTGTAATATAGGAACCCATTGTTCTCTTAGTTGAGTCATACTATTTTTAAAACCAGCAGGTGTTAATTCTCTTTCTTCTATAAACATATAATTTTGATCAAAAAACTTTTTGGCTTCAACAGATCGTATTGTACGAGAAAAGTTTCCCACATACCATTTAACTATGTCCTGATCAGTGCCTTTGGGCAATATGATACCCCAAGCTGCATATACATTCATTCCCGGCACCCATCGATTCATCAACGGAGCATCAATTCCTACTAAAGGTTTTTCTCCGCATATACTAATGAATTTAATTTTTCCACTAGATAACAATGTAGCGGCTACCGCAGTAGGGACAATACCAAACTCAACATGACCTCCGGCAACGTCTTGTGCGGCTTGAGCAGGGCCTTTATATCCCACAGTCTTTACTAATTCACTAACTTTGACCTTTGTGGACATATATTCAAATGCTAATTTATGAGCACCGCTACCAGCAGCAAAAGTAATAGGTTTGTCAGTATTTTTAATTCTTTCTAATAATTCAGGCACACTATTAACGGTGCTACCACTATAAGCAATAATAGCTAGCGGGCTTTTAGCAATAGTAACTACATATTCAAAATCATCTAATGTATATTTTACAGCTGGTTTATTGAAGAATTCACTAGTGACCCAAATTCCTTGATGACTAGGCACATAGATATTATAGCCATCTGCGGGTTTTTTGATGAATTCATTCATGGCCACTACACCATCTGCACCTGGCTTATTTTCAATAACAAAATTAATTTTAGGATTTAACTTTTCTAATATACTACTAACACCCCTAAAACTAATTTCATTACCCGACCCAGGTGCAAACCCTACAAGAACATTTATTGGTTTTGTAGGCTCCCAAGCATATGCTGATACCGACAAACAAGTTAATACAATTATTTTAACAATGTTACTAAAACATCTGACCATTTGTTTTTTATCTCTATAGTTTGATTAAAGTTATATTCAATCCAACTTGTTGTAAAATAATTCCAAGTTAGATTATGTTTATATGCAAATTCTAATATATGAGAATTCTGATTACTTATCTCCCCTAACATATTGGTACTATTTTTATACCAAGTGTAATCGGGATATTTAATATTAAATCCACCTGCTTCATGCCACCAAGCATAACTAGACATGTCTGGTCTATAAATTAACATTATCCAATCATTAGGAAAAAATGTTTTTACGTCATCTAAGATATATGCCCAATTATGACTTTTGATTAGCCTTGTACCATCTAAACTCGACCATGCTTGATCTATATACTCAGCATCAAGTATTGCATCGAATTCCATGTGTCGCCCAAAGTATGCACCCTTATGTCCACTAAATCCATTATGACTATATTCTCTCTCAGAGGTGCGATCACTAATATTAAATCCATCAAGACTTTCAATAGTCTGCGCTATTCCGCTCCACCGACTTCCAGGCACACCAGTAAAAAATATTCTTTTAGGAAGTTCTATGCCATTCTGCATACAATCTAGGCCTTGTTAAATGTTCATCTATTTTTTCTACTGTTTGAACATAATTGTGCTTTTTGGCAAATACATTTAATTTATCAAATGTCCATGGGAAAAAAGGAATATCTAAACACTGTTTATTATCGTGGTCACGACGACCTGGATTTAATCTCCAATATATTCTTGATGAAGGAGTTAAACAACTTACTACTTTTTCAATTTGGCGTTCAATGATTTCACTAGTGCCGAAATTAATACTACCTAAGCAAGTAGCAACATCAAACAACCTATTTGGTTCATATTCTTCTATGGTACATTTATAGTCAGCCTGAGCAAACGCAGGATCTATACCTATAACATTTTTTACTAAGGACTTAAAAGGATTAGCCCCACATCCTACATCTAACAACCATTCATCATCATTGATGAAAGTTGATATTCTTGCAGGGCTAGTCAATCCTCTTGAGTCACCTGATACCCAATGTTTAGAAAAATATTCATTTAAAAATTTTTGATTATGCATTTAATCATTTACCGCGATTAGAAAAATATTTATTATTTTATCTATACGCGGAAAATATTATTTGGAAGTGCGGGTGGGGTTCGCACCCACTGCAATCCGTTCTATTGGACTACGTTGGCACCGCACTATATTTGGCGCACCGTAGGGGACTTGAACCATCATGCATGATTTGGCGGTCCCAAGGGGTAACGATCCCCTTCTTTCAGCGTGACAGGCTGATGTGCGTCCATGAACACTTTGAGACCTAACTCAATCTACTGCCAATGGGCATTCTACCATTACGAATGTCATTGCCCAACTTAGCAGCCTCTTTAATTCTTTGTTTGCCCTCGTCGCTAGCATTCTTGACACCCCAAGTTTCAGTTTGAGTATGACAATTAGGACAAAGATAACGATAATTTTCTAGTCTATCGTTTTTGTTGTTTCCGTCAATGTGGTCAATCTGAAGTCGTATCGGCTTGCCGTTATATTCAGATATACCACATTCAGTACATTTGTACTCGGTGAATCTTCTAAAATATGAAAGTGCGTTTGACTTAGTGTAAATACCACTTTCAATCTTTTCTTTTAATACATGTTGTATACCACATTCATTACAGCAATATTTGCCCTTACTTTGAGAGGGGTGCCACATAAATTTGGTATCGCAGTTTAAGCAGTTCTTTTTCGGCATAGGTTAGTCCTTTGATAAAGTATTTATCACTCTAACCTAGAAATTGCGCTAACGGTGCATATACTGACAGGCTTTACACCTGATTGGACATTTGCTAGCGCACTCAGTCTAATGTCTAAATCATCAACTTGGCAGGGGTATAGGGATTCGAACCCCAACGAACGGAATCAAAATCCGGTATGCTACCATTACATCATACCCCAATTGTCTTGGTGGGTCCACCCGGACTCGAACCGGGAACTCTCAGATTAAAAGTCTGATACTCTGACCAATTGAGTTATGGACCCGAAAACTTGGCTCCCCGGGGTAGGATCGAACTACCGACACCCTGATTAACAGTCAGGTGCAACTACCGCTGTGCTACCGAGGAATAAACTTACAACTCTACAC